TTATTTATTTAATTAAATGCGTCTTACCTAATTACATAACAAGTTATTATATATTATTTTCATATCAAAATCGGTAACCGATTTTGAACAGAGTGAGTTTTTTATTCTTTTTGTGTTTTAAAAGTTGAAAATAATTTTAAAATAAAAAATAAAAATATTTCTTGAAAATTTTAAAAAGGGTTTTGAAATTATCATTTTAATAAAAAAGAACAACTAATAAATATTCAATATACATATTTTAATATCTTTGACAATTTCTTAGATGAAACCCAATAACAAAGTGAAATATCCATTTGTGAGCTATTTAACACTCTCTTGTTCCAAAATCGGTTAGTGTAACCGATTTTGATATTATCATAACAAAGTTATTTATTTAATAATGTGGTTCTTACCTAATTACATAACAAGTTATTATATATTATTTTCATATCAAAATCGGTAACCGATTTTGAACAGAGGAGCAAGAATAATATAAATCTTTTTCAAAAGTTAGAAAATAAATTTAATTATAAAAATAAATTTCTAAAAATAAAAAACTAAATTATTTCTATCTCTTTGATTCAACTTCGTTCTTTTTCCTAAGAATTTAAAATATTTATTTGCCAAGGTATATTCTCTTGGCTTTTTATGTCGTAAAACTCCTAACCTAACTTTCATAATCATCCCAACTTGCCAGATACGTTTATGTGAATATTTTCCATCCTTGTATAATTTTTCTAATTTATTAATCGTATTTTTAACATCATCCAAAGTTGTATATTTTATATGTATTGTATCTCTTGGGTTTTTATCAATATATACATCAAATGACTTTTTAGGATTAGTTGGATTAAACAAGAATTGTCTTTTTGTTTTATTTTTCCGTGTTTTATTTCCCCTTTTTGTATTATGTTTCATAAAATAGCTTGTGAAAATGTTATCTGAAATGTCTAAGAAATAATCAAACGAATATAAATATAAATTACTTTGATTACCATACGATATATGGTAACAATTACCAAAAATATCAACTTTAAAGAAGAGGAAGTTTTAATAGCTGAATGGAAACATACAAAATATATAACATTATCATCACTTTTATTTCTTTTACCAGCTTGTTATGCTTACGCTCATAGTATGTACGACCATACTATATTGCTAATTTTAACGTCGTTAATATCGGCAAACTATTGGAGAAAAGCTACATATTCGTGGAGAAGAAATATGGATTTAATATTTTCAAAAATATCGTTTGCTATCTATATCTATAATGGAGTAAAATATAGTAGTTCTCAATTAGACTTAATTGAAGGAATTCTTAGATTGATATTTATGTTTTATTGCTTTTGTCATTCTGGGTATTTATTCAAAAAAAAAGAAGATAGTTGGGTATGGTATCACGTTATATTTCATATATTTATTGCTTTAGAGCAAAAGGTAATATTAAGAAACATAATTAAAAGTAAAGTATAACAATAAATTATCTATTTTCATCTACATAGACATTTATGTAGATGAAAATTGTGAACGAAAATATACATAGAAAACTTTATATAACATCATTAATTTCATCGTTATTTTCGCATTTATCTATATATTTATTAATTAATAAATTGTATAATGAAGGGTTGAGATTTATCAACGAATCACCTGAGTTTGCTTGTTCTCTATTAACACTCTCCATTCTTTCTTTACTCCAAAAATGTTGAGATCCAAACCCTTTATTCTTATCATGTTCAGTCATATTTTGCGATATTTGTAGCTTTCTTTTTAACAATCTATCATTCCAAGGATAAAACCCAAACCAAATAACGTGTGCCTTATTAGTCAGTGTTGACTTGTTATTTGTTATGTGTCTACCTACATGATAACGTCCATTCGGAAAATTATGTATTTGCCTTGTTCCTTGTCTATCAAAATGATATGTAACATCATCGTTAACTAAATTTTTAAATAAATCGTAATAATTATCTATATTATAACAAGTATTTGAATATGGTGATATAACTTTAATATTATATGAATATAAATTTTCAGTATCATCAAATATATCGTGAACAGAAGTTTCACAAATAAGAAATTCAGTTGTGTTTAAAACTATTTTTATTCCTTCAATTGAATTTTCTATTTCCATAAATTCTATATCAATCTCATCACAATCAAAATATCTATTTCGTGTTTCTATGATTTTACAATTCGGGCAAATGCTTTTACATATTTCCATAGAATTATCTGTGCTGCGATAATTGATAATAATTATATCATCAAACATATCTTTATGATGTTGTAACCAAAATGGTAATAAATATTCTTCATTAAATATATTAGTTAATAATGTAGTTTTCATAATAACAAATTATTGTTTATTTATTTATATTAGTTTTGTTTAGAAAATTTTATTACTTTAGAGCAATTGGGAATATTAAGAAACATAATTAAAGGATGTGAAATATAACGTGTATTACTTCCAGATAATGCGTAATATATTTTTTTTTCTAGTGACATTAACTTCTTTATTTTCGTCGGCACAACCATTCATGCCAGCAAGAATTGTTAAACAAAAAGAAACGCAGTTGAACGATAAACCATTCCAAGATATATCAAACGAGCGTATTTGTAGTGATTGTAAATATTTTATTAAAGATGGGAAAAAATGTAAATTATTTTATAATATTAACCTGGTAGATGGTAAGGAATATGACAAAGCTTCAGAAGTAAGAAAAGCAAATAATAAATGTGGGGGAGATGGACGATATTATGCCAAAAATAAATTTTTATTTGTAAATAAAATTGGAGATGTAATATATGAAAACTATCCGTGGATTCTCACTGGGTCTTATGTAATACTATATATCTTTGTTATAAATTTTAAGAAGTAATTAATAAAAATAATTTAATTGTAAAATGAATACATATAAAATTTATGTATTCATTTATTGACAAAACTGAATGTAAAAAGCGTAAATATAAATGCTGGTGGTTCTGCGTTTTCGGCACCATGTTGTTTAATCTGTTTTAAACCAACTTATATATTTTTTGTTAGGTTTGTAATTAACTCCATCAAAAATTCTTCTTAAATCTTGTGCGTGTGTATTACAAATACACACCTTTTCTTTTACGTTACATAAATAATCCGTTTTTTTATAAATTTCTCTATCTTTATCGTTGGAATAATATTCCAACATATTATTCATTATATCTCTTTTACTCCCTTCAAAAAAATTATCACCAATCATTTTATAACGAACTAAAAAGGGGTCCAAATAATCTATATCTATTATTTTATAATTATTTCTTAAATATAGTATTTTTTTTTCATCTATATCTGTAAAAAAATCATCATATTTAGGTTTTTTATTTATTTCTACTCCCATAGAATAATAATTAGACATATCTAATATGGAATGTAATATATATCGTAATATAATATTTAAGTAATTTTGAAAAATGTGATTGTAAAAAAGGAAACATTAGAAATAACGATTGAAATTTGGGTGATAGACATATAGTATTATTTATATAAAGACAATAACAAATCTCCTTTATCACGAAGAAATTGTAGATAATAAATAAATTGAATTGATTTAATTGTAAAATGATACATACACAAAAGATGAATATAGATGAAAATTTATGTATTCATTCACTAATAAAAACTGAATGTAAAAAATGTAAATATAAGTGTAGTCATAACAGAGAAAAATCACGGTGTAGAGATTGTGATGGAATTGGTATTTGTATTCATAATAAAAGAAAATCAGCTTGTATAGATTGTGGGGGAAGTGTGTTTTGTATTCATAATAAACAAAAATCACGATGTAGAGATTGTGGTGGAAGTTCTATTTGTATTCATAATAAAATAAAATCAACCTGTAAAGAATGTGGTGGAAGTGAAATTTGCGAACACGGTAGAAAAAAATCAGAATGTAAAGAATGTGGCGGAGGTTCTATTTGTATTCATAATAGACGAAAATCCGAATGTAAAGAATGTGGTGGAAGTAAAATATGTATTCACGGTAAATTCAAATCAACTTGTAAGGAATGTGGTGGTAGTCGTATTTGTATTCATAATAAATTTAAACAAAATTGTAAAGAATGTGGTGGAAGTCAATTGTGTAAATCAACTTTTTGTGAAACTTATAAAAACAAAAAATACAATGGATATTGTTCTAGATGTTATATACATTTATTTCCAAATGAACCTATTTCAAGAAATTATAAAACAAAAGAATATGCTGTTCTAGAATTTATAAAAAATACTTATCCAGGACATATTTGGGTTAATGACAAAACCATAGAAGGGGGGTGTTCTAAGAAAAGACCTGATATTTTCTTAGACTTATTAACACATAGCATAATAATAGAGATAGATGAGAATCAACATAAAACATATAATAATTGTGAGTTAAAACGAATAAATTTATTATTTGAAGATTTGGGAGATAGACATATTGTATTTATTCGTTTTAATCCCGATGATTATTTGGATAAAGACAATAACAAAATCACATCTTGTTGGAGTATTGATAAAAATGGATTATCCAGTGTAAAAAAATCAAAAAAGAATGAATGGGAACAACGATTGAATACATTAAAAAATACGGTAGATGAAGTATTATGTAACGATAATATAGATATAACAAATCCAATAACATATATCAATCTCTTTTATGATGAAGAAATTGTAGATAATATATAATTATAAATATAAATAAATCAAATATAAATAATAATAAGTAAATGTCAGATTTAATTCTCTACTATTCAAATCATTGTAACAATTGTAAGAACTTATTAAAAGAGTTATCTGGAAGCGAATTATCAAAATCAATCCATTTTTTATGTATTGATACGAGGGTTGAGGAAAATGGCAACACATACATCGTTTTACCAAATGGTAAGAAAATGATTTTACCTCCGAATATCGTGAGAGTTCCCACGCTTCTTTCAATACAAGAAAATGGTAGGCTTGTTTCTGGAATGGAGATTAAACAGTATCTTGCTAGTAAAATAAAACAAGCTGTTGCGGTAGCCACACAAGAACAAATGGAACCATCAGCATTTTCTTTTTCGGGAAGTAGTATGAGTAGTATAGTATCAGATGCGTATTCATATCTTGACATGAATGCTGATGATTTATCAGCTGAAGGAAGTGGGGGTATGAGGCAATTGCATAATTATGTCAGTATCAATGATATGGCAGGTATAACAGCTCCAGCAGAAGCTCAAGGAACCAGGCAAGAAAATTCAAGTAAAATGCCAACTTTAGAAAGTCTGAGAAAAGAACGCGAAATGGATATAAAAATGTTTAATAAGTGATATTCATTAATATGTCTGTGAATTATTTATCGGTATTTAACGATCAGTTTTTTGAATTAATGGAAGATATAATAAGATTATTTCCAGAAAAAAAAGGGTTGAAGACAACAAAAACAGTGTTTGAGGCGTCCCGCAAAATGAACCCTAGAATTATTTATGAAATGTTAAATATGTATTTATTGAAGCCATATGAGGAACAAATATTGAATGATGATTTTGACTTTTTTGTAAATAAAGATTATACACAAGATATAGCTATATTACCAAGAGGTGAGGCATTGAAAGAAAGTGATGATAGTAAAATATTGAGAGGGATTGATAGTATCCGAAGACCTCTTAGTGAGTTGCCAGATGAAGATAAGATAAAAATATTACAATATTATAAAAATTTAATTCAATTATCTAGATTGTATGAAAATTCAAGACAACGGTAAAAAAATATGGATAAGTAATAATCGTGAAACAAATATTTAAAACTTCATTATACTAAGAAAATATAATGAAGTTTATAGTAGAGAGTAGTATTGAAAATATACCGTGTGACTTTTTCAAGATTATAACGGATTTTGCGAATGATATATGTAGGGTATTCCCCGAATATACATCTATCGTAAATAAGTATATTCTTTCTGAAAAAGAGAAGACGGATGATAGTAAATTAAAATTATATAACTTTGTAGGTAAAGTGATAATTCAAAATAAGGATTTCATTCTTTCTAAGAATGATGAATTATTTTTGAATACGGATGAGAATGTATTGAATACAGAGTTTTTACCTAGAATTGTATTTTCTCATATATGGGAAGGTGATATAAGTGAGATTACAAAAACAACTATATGGAAGTATTTGACATTGTTATTTGTAACAATATCAAAGCAACAAAGTGGAGGTAAAGAGGAAATTGATTTGGATGAAATTCTTTCTGGAATAATGGATGAAACTGGACCAGAAACTGAAACCCAAGTAAGTGAAGAAACATCGCCGTCGGAAACACAACAACAACAACAAAATCAAATTCCTGGGATAGGAGAATTGCCCGAACAATTCCAGAATATGATGGGAGGAAGTCTTGGTAAATTAGCAATGGAGTTAGCACAAGAAACTTCAATGGAAGGAGTTGAAAATAAAGGCACACTGGATTTATTTAGTATGATGGGTAAAATCGGGAGTAAGATTGAGAATAAGTTAAAATCAGGAGAATTAAGTGAGAGTTCTCTTTTAGAAGAAAGTATGGGATTAATTAATTCAATGGGAGGAGCAAATAATATTCAATCAATGATGAATATGTTTAAAGGAGGTGCTAGTAAAGGTGGATTTGACTTTTCGGCACTACAAAAAATGGCAGAACAATCCCAACCAGAACAACAAACTCAACAAAAAGAAAATAGATTAAATAGTAGGAATGGAAAGAATTCTCAAAAAACCACGGATAAGAAGGCTAGACAAAAATTAAGAGGAAATAATCCAAGAAATATGGCAGATACAAATAATAATGAGGCACCTGAATATACGTTACCTAGATTCACAGATGATGAATTAGAACGTATATTTTCATCAAAATAATGGAATGAAACTAATGGAATGGAATGAAACTAAGAAAAAATAGAACGAATAATAATAGAAGAAATGATTAATATAACACTGAGTGTCTTTTGTATTTTAGGAATGATAATATGATTGAAGATGTTTTCACAAGCTTTACGTTCGTAAAAACATTTTCCAGCAATACCACATTTATTTTCATCTATACGACAATTTAGGGCACGTTCTGGTTTTATTTTACCCAAAACTACATCTTTATCCCCAAATTGGGTACAGTAAGCCATATGAGTAAAGTTTGGAAATGATATACTCTTTTTAAAGTATACACAGTTTTTACAAGCTGGGACATTATAATTTGTTACTCTTTTAGAAAAAGTGACAATGACTTGAAGGAACAAAAAAATATATTTCATTGTTATCTGAACCATATATAATTCGTTTTATATAAATATCAAATAATAATATCGTGATAAATATAATAAGTAATGAATGAAGCATTCTTTTTCAATGACCCAACGGTATTATTAAAAGATCCTACAAAAACAGAAGATAGTTATTCAGGAAAAATAAATGGAATAGCAAGAATAGTAATTGTATTATCACTTTTAGGGTATATGTTAACATTTTCATTAAAGTATATATTGATTGGATTGATAACGTTAATTGTATTGATAATATTATACAATTCACGTAAAAAAGGAATGGAAGGTATGACAAATATTAAAAAATTACAAAGAGAGGATTTTGAATTGATGATAAATAATCATATACCTGAAGATGTCATACCGAGAGGAGAAATAAAATTAGATGAGAAATCATTCAAGTCTTTGATGAAAAAAGACTTTTATCCAGTAACGGCACGAAATCCATTAGGTAACGTTTTATTAACAGATTATGAAGATAACCCAAATAAAAAACCAGCTCAGCCTAGTTTTAACGAACATGTATCAGAAGAAATAACGAAAAATATAAAAAAAACAGTTCAGAAATTAAACCCGACTATAACAAATACAACCGAACAATTATATGGAGATTTATGGAACCAGTTTGAATTAGACCAATCAAATAGAATTTTTTATTCAAATGCGAATACTAAAATTACAAACGACCAAGGGGCATTTGTAAAGTTTTTATATGGAGATTTACCATCAGGTAAAGATGGATCTAAGAGTGAGTTATTGGCGGATAGTAATAGATATCTTCTTTTAGGATAGCGGCACGAATAATTTGTTACCATATATGTATTGATACTTACGAAAACGACTTAAAGACTTGTTACCATATTTAAGTATCCCTCCCCTATTCATAAACAATTATAATTATGTCAAATCTAGATAAAAACGAAAAAGAAGAACAAGAAGAACTATTTAAAAAACCTAATAAAATTGTTTATGTATATGATGGGGATAATGAAGAAGACGATAAATATTTTAAAGAATGTTATGATATTGAGAGAGAAATATTTGAGAAATTTGATAAATATTTGTATGTAAAAATATATGTAGATAGTGATGATAAAAAGTTGATAAAAAAATATGATAAAAATATACAGGAGCATAATAGAAATATTCTTGAAAATGTTGGTTTTTCATTGTTATCACCAATAGATATGGTTACAGAACCAGATAACTATAATTATACTTTATGGTTGGATGTGAAATGTGTATGTCAATTAATCGTGTCTGATAAAAATTTGTATGATGGTATAAATATTGATAGTGAGAAAAAATATAAATTACAACCTACGCAAGGAGTAAAGTCATTAAAAGGAGTGTATAGACATATAATGACGTATAATATTAATTATATAGGAAATTTAAAAGTAGAGATGGATGTTGCGAGAGAATATGATTTAAGTGAAGATTATACTTTAATAAAAAAATATAAGCCTGTATATGAATTGATGAATGATGAGATAGATCCAGTATATGTAGAAAGAGTAGGGACTATAGAAGAATTATATACAACAAAAGTTCGAATGTGACATAAATCTCCTATAATTTATATTTGGTATATATATTAATAAACATAAATGGCAAATCTAGCATTATCTGCCGCGACCTTTGATAATGAAGAACCAAAAAATACAGGAATACTTCAAAAAAGGAAAAATAGGACACATAAAAATATGAATAATATGACTGACAAATCATATTATTCAAATAAAGTAAATGATGTGTTGAGTAAAATACATAATCAAATATATTCAGAAGGTCTAGAAGATATGGATGATACGTATGGAAATTTTGAGCCAATTTCACGACCAACTCCGATGAAAACGGGTAAAAAAGAATTAGAGGAATTTTCACAGATGACAAGCAATCCCCAAAATGTATTATCACAAATGGATAATGTGCCGTCATATAAGGCAACTAAATATGAGGAATTAAGTCAACAGTCACTAAACCCAAACCTAATCCAATCACCAAATTCTCAATATCCTTATCCTGATTATGAAAAACATATTCAATCAAATCCAAATTCTTATTATCGTCGTGCCGATAATACAACAACTAGTCCATCAACTCAAAAAATAACATTGGATGCCTTCCCAATGGTGAATGATATATCGTATAATGGATATGACAAAAATAACAAATTGTTAATGGAAAAATTAAATTATATGATACATTTGTTGGAAGAAACCCATGACGAACAAACGAATAATGTATTAGAAGAAGTAATATTATATAGTTTCTTAGGTATATTCATTATCTTTTTGATTGATAACTTTATCAAAGTGGGTAGATATGTTAGGTAATGATAAATACATCTTTTTGTTTCAAAGGTTGAAGAATGTAATTATATAAAAAATAAGCTGTATTTGTTTTAGAAATATAATCATTTTCTTTTATGAGTAAAAAATTATGTGATATATTTTCAATAAATAAATATGAGAATTTCTTTTCGTGTTGAATAGTTTGAATAATTTGATAAAATGTTTGAGTAAAAGAATATTGAATAAAATTATTGTATAAATTATCTTTTATAGATGCGAAGCAAGATAGACAAGGACGGTTTTCCCCATCATTGTCTATTTCCATAAATGTATTTTTCAAAAAATAGGATGCGTATATCTTTTGTTTATACAACAATACAAAACAATAAATATTTTTTGTTTCAATTAATTCCACGAAATTAGAAATATGGACGGTAGTTACAAAATGAAAAATATTATTACTTTTTATTTCAGTTAAATAATCATAAAGGATTTGTATATTTGATTTTGTAATTCGTAAAAGTATAGGAGATTGTATATGAAATGTATTTTTTACATTATAAAGAAATGTTGAAGGAGTGAATGTATCAAAGTAACTACCTAGATCATATAAATATGTGTTGTATTTGACTACAGGAACAATTCCAGTGATATCTCCCTCTCGTTTAAAAAGATGGACTTGAATATCCTTTGTTTTCATTCTATTTGAATATTCGTGTGATTGTATCATTATCTCTGAATAACCTAATTTACGAAACTCCCTTTTTATACAAAAGAAATCAACATAATATGAATAAAATTCTTCGTCGGGTATGGTAATCAATACCGATTTTGACATAATACACCCAATAATATCATTATATTTAATGATATGATTGGTATTCAAAGTATCGGGAGTATATGTAGGCATAACGGCTAAAGAAATATAACTGTTATAATAGTTCTTAGATAAATACGGAATTACAGATTGAATGGTTGGATTATATACAGCATTTTTTGTATGATAATATTCCTTTTTCAATAATTCAATAATATAATTGAATGTTTCCTTTTGAATATCATCAGGCGAATACGTAACAACCTTTTCAAAGGATACAAAAGAATTTATCTTAGGTAAATCATTTTGTATAACTTGATTTTTATAAAAAATATAATGTAGATCATAAAAATGATAACAAGGTTGTATATACCAAAATTTTGATTTTATTTTAAATACGAGAATAAGTATAAGATAGTAAATAAAGAGGCAAATAAAAATACAAGGAATTATATAATATATCAGAACATTTACCATCGTTTTGTATAATGTTTTCTTTTTGTTATACGTTTATTATGTTTTTTCCTGTGCGTTCGTTTTCTCTTGTGCGTTCGTTTTCTCTTGTGCGTTCGTTTTTTCCGACGTTTTCCACCCATAATTCGCTGATCGTTGATAGCTTGTGTTTGTTGATTTGCCATTCGTTGAGTTAAATCGTTAGCCAATTGCTGAGTTGCTGGGTTATTACCACCCATATCAGGAGCTGTGAAACCAGGACTTGCCCCACCGCGAAACATAGATGCTTGTTTTTGTTGTGTAGCGAGTGTTTGTTGTGCTGCTAATGTTTGTGCGTTAGCTTGTTGGGAATATTGAGGAATAGACATTATATTATATCTTTTGATTTTTTTTATATTCGGACCAAGAAATAGGAATAAGTTTTATTTCAGGAACTTCCTCATCAGTGCCATATTTTTTATCAAGATTATTTGCGGTTTTTAATGCCGAATCTATATACATTTCCTTTAGAAGACTGCCAATTTTAAAGGATGCTTCGTGTTGGTCTGTATCACCATCTTCAATTTTTTTTAGCATATCTAAGAATTGATAAAGCATTTGGATATCAAGTTCATCCTTTACAACGCGATTAAAAATATCAGTATAATAAGTAAATAGGAATTCACATTCAGTCATTAATTCAAATTTAAGAGTTTTGATATCATCACCTTGAAATTCGTTTCTTCTTTGTATAATTTTATCAATTTCTTGACGAATAATAGAACTATGTTTCAATTCTCTCATTAGTTCTGTTTGATCGGAAACACTATTTTCACGACATAATTTTTGTAATTCCAACCGTTGATTAATATCCATTTATAACATAGAATTATTTTTTTTATTATGGTTTATACGCAGATTTACAATATAGTTAAAAGAGTGGAATGGGCTTGTTGATAAAATAATTCGTTAATTTCAATACCTATAAATTTTCTTTCTGTATTCATACACGCTATACCAGTAGAGCCTACACCCATACAACTATCCAAAACAATATCGTTCGGATTTGAATATGTTTTAATAATCCATTCTAATAAATCAACTGGTTTTTGTGTTGGATGTATAGGACGTTCAACGCGATTAAATTGTAATACGGTTGTAGGTAATCTTTTACCACTTTCATTATTTGTAATTGTTTCTTTATAGTTATTATAGTTTGTTTGTTTATTTATACTTTCTTGTTTATTCCATCTTACATAAGGTGTTGAATAATTATATTGAATGTTGTACGATGGTTGTTCTTTATAAAAAATGATAATATCTTCGTGAATTTTCATTGGTTTTTTATTCGCATTTAAAAAATCAGAGAATTTATTTTTATACCATACCATAGAATAACGAAACATAGATGGATTACTTTGTATCAAAAAAGAGGTAAATGGTTGATTTCCAAATAATACAATGGCTCCATTATCCTTTATAATCCTATTGTATTGTTCCCATAAAGTATCAAAAGGAATAATAATATCCCATTCGTTTTTTGTTAACCCATATGGTAAATCGGTAACAATCAAATCAATTGATTTTGATGGAATGTTTTTCATTTCAACAATACAATCACCCAAAATCAATTGAGTATTTGGAATACTTTGATTATATAAATATTGATTTAATTCATCTATTATTTTTTGTTTTGTTTTCTTAGTTGTTTTAAAATCTGGATAATGTTCTTCAATATATTCTAATACTTTTCCTTTTGATAATTTTGTAAATGTTTCTTCCATATAATCATTTTAGCATTTTTTTTAATGTTTTGGACCTAATACGCGATTTTGATTTTGATTTTGATTTTGATTTTGATTTTGATTTTGATTTTGATTTTGATTTGGAACGAGAACGGGAAGCACCATAAGGAATTACGTAAATCATACTTTCATCAGGTAATACTCTTTGATATAAATCCAATGTTATTGAACTAAGAACTTTACATTGTTCCCTTGAAAGAGAATGTATGTAATCCCTATGTAAATATTTTTTTTGTAATTCTTTCATTACAACGCCTATGGTTTTATCATTTGTGTAAATATCAGGAAATAATATTTTGAAGTTTTCTAAATTACGTCTATCTAAGAAATAACGAAATGGAATTGTTTTACTTCCAGAATAATCAATTTCACCATTTGGGTCACTTACATAATTAAATCCATGTGCCTGATACCATGTTTTACCCTTTGTATATAAAGCAAATGGTGCGAATGCTATAAAATCGCAAGTATTTGAAGAAACGCCTGCCGCATCATATAATTTTATGTATTTTAACCCAAGAAATTTCCCAAAAGATTTAATTCGTTCTAAAACTTCGCTACCAGAATGACTACCACATTTTTCTAAATTATCAATATAAATATATTCTCCAGGGCACACAGCCAAGTATATATAACATTTATTTGATTGTAATGTATATACTTTATCGTGTGTGACGTGATGGTTTGCCAATGGTTTTATTTTAAAATGTATCCCAAAATCCATAAAAAAATTATTTGCCATTTCTATTAAATGGCGTTTTGTATCGGTATCTCTTTCCATTATAATAATAAGAGATAATATATTATTTTAATATGTATGAAGAGGAGATTTGAGATTTAACAAACTGCCAAGGATAATAATCCATTTTATTTTTTGATATTATTTGATAATAATGAAATTGTGGGTTTTCTTTTAAAACTTTTATGGTAACATTTGGGTTCATACAAAGAAAGTAATTATTCCATTCAATACCCTTAAATTCTTCATCTTCTGAATGTATCATATCCAACGTTACATTTGGATTTTGACTGAGACCATACCAACACCAACTAAAAGGTATATCCGATTTTGTAATAAGATAATTACTAACATCCTCTCCATCTTTATGAATTAAATTATCATATATATCGTGAAAAGTAATACCTGGATTACTTGAAAGTGAATTATAGTTCCAACTAATATCTGCTGAACTAACTATATCCCAAGTTATATTTGGGTTTCTTGATATTTCCTTATCACAATGAATAAATTTATCTTTATTTTCAGAAATAATATCCCAAGTTATATTTGGATTTTGCGAAATATATGAATAATTCCAGTTTATGTATGGATTAGATTGAATACAATCCCAAGTAATAGATGGATTTTCACTTAAAACTCGTCTATCCCAACAAATATCCGACCTTCTTTTTATAACATCCATTGTATTATTTGGATTTTTTGTTAACCCAGAATAACTCCATTTTATTTCAGGATGACTATCTACAATATCTAAAGTAATATTTGGATTACGAGATAATTCAATATAATCCCAAGGTTGTTCTGGATTTCTTAGAACATCTTCAAAGAAGATATTTGGATTGGCAGATATTTCACTCCAATTCCAATAACAACTATCATTATCTAAAACGAATTGAATGAATGACATTTTCTTAGTAACATTTCAAATATGAAAAGGATTAAAATCATTTTAATTGTAAAATATAAAATGTCATATTCATTGGTTATAGTTGAATCACCGAATAAAATAAATAAAGTAAAGGAGTATTGTGGTCCTGGTTATGAAGTTGTGGCGACTTATGGTAATATTTATACTATGAAAGATTTGAATTTAATTATTAATAATAAATTTTTACCAAAATATGAATTATTAAAGGATGGAATGAAGGCAAAAAATAATAAAAAATTAAAAGATATGTGTAAAAAAGCATCAAGTGTTATTTTGGCAACAGATAATGATAGAGAAGGAGAGCACATAGCATATCAAGTATGTAATTTATGTAATTTGTCAGTAGATAACACACAAAGAATACGATTTAATGAGATATCTCGTGATGCTATACGAAATGCTCTAGAAAATATAGATAAAATTAATAAACCACTCGTTCATGCGGCACAAACTCGTCAAATTATAGATTTGATAATGGGATATACAATATCACCTATTTTATGGAAACATATTGATAATAATTCAGGTGGCACTTTAAGTGCTGGAAGATGTCAAACACCTACACTAAGATTATTGTATGACCGTCATATAGAAACATCAACTAACAAAAGTGAATTATATGAATATAAATTGATGGGATATTTTACAAAATATCATATACCATTTCAATGTATTGATGATTTGCCTGAAAAATGGTTAGGAGGATGGTCAGCGGATCCATCAAAATCTGAAGAAGAATGTTTTGAATACAAAAGTGATAATTATTTCTTAGATTGTTGTAAAACAAATAAGTATCAAATAGAAATAAATGAGCCTAAAATAGTATATGAAAATCCACCGCTTCCATTGAATACAAGTAAAATACAACAATTATCCCCGTTTCCAGCAAAAACAACAATGACATATCTATCACAATTATATGAATTAGGATATATAACCTATATACGAACAGAAACGAAGAAATACTCTTTATCTTTTATAGAACAAATTACACAATATATAACAAAAGAATTCGGTGAGATGTATGTTGGAGATATGCGTAATTTGGCTACAACTTCATCTGGGTCTCACGAGGCAATAAGACCAACAAATATTTATATGACACCTTCACATTTAGTTAAAATAGTATCTAAGAAAGAAGTAAATCAATTATATTCTATTATCTATAGACATACATTTGAAAGTTGTTCGTCCAAATGTAGAACATTTCAATTAAAGTGTAATATTCAAACAGTTGTAAATGAAATACCATATACATTTCAACATACAACAAGTATGTATGATTTTTATGGTTGGAAAATACATTCTAACCCATCAACAATTACATCAACAACAAAAATAGTGGATAATGAATATAATTATTTGAATTCATTACGTTATGAAAAAACAAATAATGTAAAATGTCATAAATTAAAAATATATCCTAAACCTATAAATACACCAAATCGTTATTATACAGAAGCAAAAATTATTGATAAATTAGAAACATTGGGAATAGGTAGGCCAAGTACATACGCATCTTTAACAGATAAATTATTTGAAAGAAAATATGTATCATTGTTAAATGATAAAGGAGTAACATTAGATATGCCTTTTTATGAATTAAATTATTCTGACAAAATAGAAGATAATACTATTACAGAAACAATTGATACATATTCATTTTGTGAAGAAAAAAACAAGGTAAATATAGAAGATTTAGGAATTCGTGTAATAGAATTTTTATTATCACATTTTGAAGAATTGTTTGATTATGATTATACAAAAAATATGGAAAGTATGTTGGATGATATGATTGAAAAAGATGGAACAACATTATCAACAGTTCAAAAAATATCATCCGATTTTTATAATCACGTAATTGGTTATGTATCCAAGATAAGAATATCAAAATTAAATAATAACAATGACAACTCTATACAATCATCATTGCCATTAGATAAAAGAATACGTTCTTTATCTGAAGGAGATGTAGAACATACAAATTTAAATTCTCGTTGTTTAGGTTTATCAAGTTCAAACGTGTATATGTATATAAAAAAAGGAAAGTATGGAACTTATGCCGAATGGGTCAGTGAAACTGGTGAAACAAATAGAATTTCCATTTCAAAATCTGTAGGTAATAGACCATTAGAAAATATTACATTGGCTGAAGTTGAAAAAATAGTAATGAATAAAACATCAGATGTAAATAATAATAAGGGTGAAACTACAATTGAAAAGGGTTTCATACGTGTTGTAAATAAAAATATTAGTATTCATAAAGGTAAATATGGTTATTATATATATTTTAAAACTTCAGTAATGAAAAAGGCAATGTTATATAATCTTTCTGGATTTAGCGAAGATGTTGTTAGTTGTAGTATCCCGACATTAAAAAAATGGATACAAGAAAAATATAAAATATATTAATGGTATATGAGTGTAACATTATCACCAAAAGTATTATTTTATATATTTACTGTATTTTCATTGTCGGGAATTGCTTTCACAATTCTTTATTTTTTCACATTATCACCAACCATAATTACACAATCCAATATATATAGTCATTTTGCTTGGTTAATACTTGGTATTATTTCAGTCTTAGTGATGGGTCAAATATATGAAAACAATATAACGAATAACATTACCTTTATTGTAGGACTTTATATATTATATGCCTTTTTGAGTTTATTAAATCTTATATTTTTTTATAAAATTATGTTAGATGGTAAAAGTTTTAACAATACAGTTATTACAAATTACCGAAAAGTAATTGGTATATCAAATGTTCTTATGTTTTTTTTATTTTTACTTTCTGTATATAAAGATAGTAAAGCATTAACATCTTCTCCACCTCTTTCTACAGATAAATTAACTATCGGAAATATTGTGATAACAATGCTATATTTAGCGTGTATGCTAACATCTATTTATTTTTTGTATGTTATTAGTTCAAGTATCATAACTTATTCTATTACTGATGGTTAATACTCTAATATATTACATTTGATTATCGTTTAAAAATCCCAAATAATATAACGTATGAACGCACTTATTGTGATACAAAATTATGATCCTGAAAATGTAGTGTTGTATGATGCTACAAAACATACGAGTATGTTGGGTTTTTTCGTAAAAATACAATATACAACGCCTAGATATTCGTTAAATGCTATATATTTGTATATACCTTGCGATAATATAATTAGAATGACAAGTTATATTGAATATATAAAAGTAATTGAAGAACAGTTGCTTGAACGTATTCAGTTTCCAAATAACCAACCACAATATAATTTATATTCTACAATTAAAAAAAATGCGAGTAGATTTTTATCTTACAATAGTTTTGTATCTATTAAGATAACAGGTATATGGATTCAACATACATCGTATGGATTGTCTTATAAAATAGTTCAATAAGGTTTCAAAATGTATTCAATATAAAAATATGAGCTTTTATATTGAATAATGGATATAATAAATTACAAGTTTGTAGATTATATAAATGAAGAAACGATAAATAATTCATCACGCATCAAATCAGAATATGTTTCTGATAAAACCCATTATATTTTTTACGGTAAGTCAGGAATTGGTAAATATAGCACTGCGTTATCTTTTATAAAAGAGTATAGTCCATCAGGATTAAAATATGAAAAAAAAGTGTTTGTCAATGTAAATAAACAAGATATATGTATTAAATTAAGTGATATACATTATGAGGTTGATTTTGATGTATTTCATTGTAATACACGATTGTTATGGAATACAGTATATGATACGATAACAAATATGATTATAAATAATCCACATAGATATACACGTATGTTTATTATATGTAAAAATTTTCATTACATTCATAATGAGTTATTGGAAATATTTCATAGTTATATTCATAATGGTATTTATACATCAGTGATATTGTTATCAGAGCATGTAAGTTTCATACCTTCAAATATTTTATCTAAATGTGAAATTATATCTATGAAATCACCTGAGATAATATGTGATAAACCTAGTAATGATATGGAAGAATTACAAATTGAAAAAGAGGTTGTTGTTACAAAACGAAAAAGGCGAGTAACTAAGAAACAACCAATTATATTATCATTTCGTGATATACCTAATTTATATAAGAAATATGTAAATAATGTTTGTAATTTAAAACATACGTTAGGGGATGATGATATAGATTTATATACAAAAGTATGTATGAGTTTGATTTATGATATAGAATTATATACAAAATCAAAAAAGAATGTAGTTTGCGTTGAAAAAAATATTGGTAAGATGTTATTGGCTTTACGAGAGAAATTATATAATATTTTTATTTATCATTTGGAATTTGAACTTTGTATGTGGATTATTTTATTTTATTTTATAGAAAATGGAAATATTAATGTAACTAATTATGATATGGTAATTTTACATACGGTAGATTGTTATCGTTATATGAATAACAATTATCGTGAAATTTTTCACGCCGAAAGATGGATATTATCTATAATCAAATTATTAACTTAGAAATAAAAATACTCTTGAAATGTAATGAGTATTGAAAATGTAAAAAAGGCACTTACTATATTGGAAATGGAAACTACACCATTAACCCAATATAGTATCCGTGATGTAAAAAGACAATATAAGAAATTAGCCTTAAAATATCATCCTGATAAAAGTGATATACATAATACAGGTAAATTTCAATCTATATGTGAAGCCAAAGAGTATTTGATAAATAATATTCATAATATAAATTCAAATTCATCTTCACCTAAGAATGATAATGATTTTATATTATCTGAAATAGATACGTTATGTATTATGTATAATGTTATGTATAAAGGCGTTTTTACTTATCGTGTAAAAAAAAAAATATTCAATGACAATGAATTACCTGATTATATGGCTAATTTTGTATTAGATAATATGTTACGATTAATAGAAAAAAAGATAAAGGATAATGAAATATTAAATTCCAATACAAAAATTATATTATTACGTCCAAGTTTATGTGATTTGTTAAATGATAATCTATTTATTTATCGTACCAAGAGTATAACATTCTATATTCCTTTATGGCATAAGGAAATAACTCTTTATGATGACAAAATTGAAATGGAATATGTTTTTATAATTATTCCTGATTTCACGGGTATAAAAAATAATTCACCTATTATTTCCCAAGTGTGTATAGACGATTCAAATAATTTATATATTCATCTTACTGAATATGTTTCGCAATTGGTTATTGGTTCTAAAGTATTTACGTTTCCACCTGTTATAAATGATAGACAATATGTATTTAATGGTGAAGGAATATCTCATACAAACAATGAAAAAAATATATATGATATATCATCTCGTTCAAACGTTTTCATTAGAATTCACTAAGACATAAAAAAAATATTTAATATCTCATTTTTAGTGAGATATTAAATTTATCATTTTGTATATTTATATTTTTATAAGTTATCAAATTCAAAATCTTTATTATTTTTATTCGTCATCATCATCCTCATCCTCATCATCATCTTGAGTAGCAGGACCTGATGGTTTTCCTTCTCTAGAAGAACATTCACCCTCTTCATCATCACTTTCTTGGGCTGTAATAATATTTACAGCTTCTGTTACAAGAGTGGATGAAGATTTCGCAATTTTTGGTTCTTCAACAACTTCACTAACAATTGGAACATAACATTTCTTTATTCCCATAATAGGAGGAGCTTGAGCTTGAACTGCTACTTGTTTTAATTCCCAAGTTACAGTAAATTTACCATTTGTAATCCAAATACCACCACATTGTAGAACGCAACGAACACGTTTTTCAGTGCTTGGTGGAATTAAATCCAATGGAGAAGAAGCTGTAATATCTTCAAGAGGATATTGAATATTTCCACGTTCATCGTATACTTCGCAATTCCATTTTTCACTATATCTTTGAAGTTTTACATTTAGATATGGAGGTTTTGTTTTACTTGCTTCACCAGTGGTTTGGTCCTTTGTATATTTCAACATAGGGCTCCATAATGCTTCAAGAACTTCTGAACTTGTATATAATTTTCCAAACCATTCCTTGGAATGTTTCAACGCATCCTTTTTAATTTTATCTTCAAGAGCAATCATATTTTCTAAAAATTTCTGTGTTTCTTCGTTAGAACTTTTGAAGAACAATGACATACTATATTTACCATTTCCAGTTCCTGTGTTTGGATCAACATAGTCGGAAGCTCCATATGTATCCATCAATGGAGTAGTCATCATAATCCATCTGCGATTTACAGCAGAAACCAATTTAATATTTTTACCCCCCTGTGGTGAAACCCTCAGAGGAGCGTATGTAATTTCTTCAACGTTAAAATTTGAACCATTTAGAATTTCGTTTGACATCTGATTATATTTGCTTTCTTATAATACTATACTATCATGGTCTGACTTTAAATCATTTTTTTTTTAAATTGTGCCGTGTTAATAAAGAATGATATGTTTTGGTGCGATTAAGTTGTAAAATATATTATAAATATAGTATATAGTATTCGTAATTAATGATATCAGAAAGTAATACATTGGCTTTGCCTGTGTTTGCGGTTTCTAGTCAATATACAATGGAAGACGACTTGAAAAAACAAATAATTGAAAATATTCCTTCTTATAAAACTCTTGTTACGTTAAATGATAAAAAAATAACAGTGGAAAAATTAAAACAGTATGCTAAATTATTTAATTTGAAAACTTCTGGAAAAAAAAATATATTAATTGATAGAATAAAACAATATTTGACGCAATCTCATTTTATTGTTTTTATTCAAAAAATATTTCGTGGATATATTCAACGTAAAGTAATTAAGCTAAGAGGTCCAACATTGTATAGAAGAATGGATAACGTAAATGCGTGTGATTTTTTAACACTTGAACCAATTGAAGAAATTCCATATTATCAATATTTTAGCTTTCTTGATATTGATGGAATAAAATATGGTTTTGATATATCATCTATATATCATCTTTTTTACAACGACCACCATACAGCAAAAAATCCATATAATCGTAATCTTTTGAACGTTCAACTTTATCAAACAATACAAAATATTATAAGAATATCCAAGATTTATAAACACGTGGAAGTAAAAGTTGATTTGGAAACTTATCAAGTATCTAATGAAAAAAAAATACAATTGAGAATTATTGATTTATTTCAATCTATTAATGAAACGGGAAATTATAGTGATTTTAAATGGTATGAAAGATTAAACCGAATTAAATTATTCAAATTTATATATGAAATTATTGATATTTGGGATTATAGAGCAAACCTTACCCAAGAAGATAAAATAAGCATATGTCCTCCAGATGGTCGCCCATTTAATGGTATTCCTCAAATTATGACAATATTGAAAACTCAAAATATTACGTGCCAACGATTAAGAGAAATTATTTTAACTATTCTTGAAAAATTTGTATATGATAGTTTTAGCACAGAAAATAAAGGATTACGCGTAATGTATGTTTTAACCGCCCTTACAACCGTAAGTAGAGAAGCGGCAGAATGTATGCCGTGGTTATACGAATCAATTCATTAATATATATTTTCCATTTTATTTTCCATTTTATTTTCCATTTTTAGGAAGAATAATATTTATGAGTGTATATGCGTTCTATAAATTATAATTAACACAATAATTATAATTAATAATTTTTACCCGTTAAATAACTTAAAAGCACTTACCATTAAATGGTATAATCAAAATGGTTCGTAGTAATATCATTGAAACTCCCGCTGAAACAAACGTTCCCGCAAGTGCTCCCGCAAAAACAAAGAAGTCTAAGAAAGTTGTAGCTTCTGAAGAAACTGTTGAACCTGCCCCAGTTGTTGTTGAAACTGAAGTGGCTGCCGCACCAGCACCAAAGGTTTCAAAGAAGAAGTCAAAGTCTGTTGCTTCTGACGTGCCCTCCGAAGAGGTGTCTCCTGTTGTTGAAAATGTTGTTGTTCTTCCCAGTGAAGATGTTGTTGTTCCAGAGGTTGCCGATGAAACTGGAGAGGCTGGTATCATTGACCTTTTTTCTCAATTTTCCCTCAAGCTAACTACTATCCACTCTTCTTTTACTGCTTTAAAGAATGACTTGAGGGTTTTGGAAAAGAGATGTAACAAGGATATGAAGTCTATGATGAAGAAGAGTTCTAAGAAGAAGAGAAACCCCAACAGAGCCCCCAGTGGATTTGTCAAACCCGCACTTATTAGTGAGGAATTGGCAACATTTCTAGGAAAGCCTCTTGGAACTGAAATGGCTAGAACTTCTGTTACCAAGGAGATTAACCAATACATTAAGGAGAAGTCTCTTGGAGATAAGTCAAATGGTCGTCACATCATCCCCGATGAGGCTCTTTCAACCCTTTTGAAGTTGAAGCCTGAGGATGAGCTTACTTATTTCAATCTTCAGCGATTTATGAGCCATCACTTTACCAAGAGTGATAGTTCAAAGGCAGTTGATGCTTCAAAGCAACCTGTTGAGCCTGTTACTGTTTAAATATAACATAGTGAATAAAAATATTAGGTGATATAAATATAAAATATAAATATTATTAAACTCTTCTTAGCTCAGTTGGTAGAGCGTTTGACTGTAGTTGTAAAGCATTAATCAAATTGTCATCGGTTCAATTCCGATAGAGGAGAAAATTATTACAAATATGATATGAGTAAGATATTTACATCTTATTCATATCATAACAAATTCGTTAATGTATTTCTAGGGCACACATTCTTAATGTATTAGAATGTATTATATCTATAGGAATATTTTCATTTAATAAATAAATAATATGAGGATGTTTTGCCATCCTTTCAAAAGATTTAATATCAACCTTTTTAGTTGATAGTGTCATTAAATATTCTAGTTCAAAATAAAAATAGATGTATATTGTTTTTACAAAATAGTAACTACATATATTTGTATTTTTGTTATGAATTTTAATAGATTTAGTTTTATCAAAAAGTTGAGAATAATTTGTATTCAAATATTTCAAAATCCTCCTTGTTTGTATTATTGAAAAATATATTTCAATGTTTAAAAGATATTGAAATATATGACTTATTCCCATTCTTATTTGGTTTCCAGGAATTATCTTGTTTAATTCTGGGAACATATTATACTTTTTGAATAAATAAGAAACCATTAAAATGTTTAGACTTAACGCCCATACCTCAGCCATTGCTTCTGAAAATAATATATCATTGTTTATATTGTATATTTTCTTAGATAGTTTTACAAATGAAGAATCAAACTGCGAAAAATCAAGACGATGATTATGAACGTATTCGTGAATAAATACTTTGTACCATTCTTCCTTACGATAAATAACAATATCAGAATTTCCTTTATGAGGAGCAGTATAACCAGTATTTACGTGATATTGTTCCAACTCTGACCTATAAATAGGTAATTCCTTTTTCAATGATGTCATAAAAAAGAATATATTTTGATGATGGTATTTTATTTTTTTATTTAAATTTTTGTGTTGTAAAAAAAGAATAAAAAAGGATAGGGTATTAATTAAAATATATATTCTTTGGTTATATTCCACCAATTCTTTTTTTGTTGGTTTATTTGTCACATAAAATCGGATAGTAAAAGATTGAATATCCAAAAATTGTATATTATATTCAATCGTATATTTTAATTTTGAATATATATTTTTTATAATTACGTTTGATATTACTTCTGTTATGGGAGGGTGAATTATTGGCAAAGATGTAAATTTAGATATAGAAGGATTTTTTACAGTTAAGAATAATTCATTTGAAATTTTATTTGCTTTATCTAGTATTCTTATTAAAGTTTCAATAAATGGAATTCGTTTGTTTACGTGTTTCGTTGATGATAATGACAATGATTTCAACAATTGAATACTATTGTATTCCATAAATATAATATATACAAATATTAATTATGTTTACTCCAATCATTCTCATATTTATTTTTTTAGTTTTGATATTACTAATGACACTAAGAAATAAATGGGTATTGAATGAACCAAACAGAGTTGGATGTTCTGTTACGGAATTTGGTTGCTGTCCTGATAATCTAACACCTAAACTTTCAAGATTAGGAGAAAATTGTTTACAAAAAACATATCCACCAACATATCAAACGCAAATTATAGGATGTTCTGGAACTCCTTATGGTTGTTGTCCTGATGGCATCACAATAGCTAATCAAACTCATTCAAATTGTTATGTAACTCCTATACACCCTGTAAATCCACCTCCTCCACCCCCACCTCAACCCATAGGAGGATGTGCTGGAACTCGTTATGGATGTTGTCCCGATGGTGTAACACCATCATACGACCAATTTGGAACAAATTGTGCTGTTGTTCCAAATCAAAAACTTATAGGTGGATGTTCTGGAACTCGTTATGGATGTTGTGGAGATGGTGTCACGGCTGCCGATCAACACCATTCTAATTGTTTATACAATATAAAATAGCTATCTTAAAGACGTTTCGCGATACGTTTCAAACTATTCATTACATTATGATAACATAGGACATTATCCACATAAACATGAATATTTTTATTATTATTATAACATTCCATAATATATAAACCATCTGCTTCAGGTAAATGCGATACCCATCTGATATTCTTGAATAAATTATAAGGAACAATATACATAGCTGTATCAATTTTTGAAACTCGTATATCGTTACCTTTTGACATTGGGTATTGATTAAATGTATATAATTTCTCATTATCAATTACATTCATTAATCTGTAAAGATTTGGATGAATTAAATTGTCATCATCTAAAAAATATAATAATGTATTTGGGTTTGTAATTCTATCCAACGCATAATTTCTTTGTGGATTTCCACATACACCTCCATTATTACACATATAAACATATTCCTTAATTTTGTTATCTTCTTGATTTTTAAAGAATTCTGGGTTTTTTTTTATTTTACGACCATCATAAACAATTATCCATTCATCTACATAATCAAAATTGATATTTTCTCTAATTCCTGCTATATTAACAAGTCTATGACAAGGTGTTATAATAGTTAGTTTATTTGTATTTTTAAATATAGGCTCTTCTCCGCCCTTTATTAAAATAAATAATTTATCATTATCGCCGCCAGTTGAATTTTTGTTAACGTGATCTAATTCTATAAAATAATAGTCTTGAAAATTATTTAATATAGGTCTTAATCTATTAATATAACTATTTTCATCAGATAACTTGAATATATCTTCAATAATCATTATCCCACCTGGTTTTAAATATTGATATGTATTTTCAATAACTCTTATTTGGTCTTCAAAAAGATGAGTTGTATCTTCAATGATAATATCATACAATATATTTAATTCACTAAATGAATTTTCAATACTTTCTATACTTGCCACATCTATTTTGGAAAGAGTAATTCTATCATTATCAAAATTTTCTTTAAAATTAATTATATACTCTTCATTGTATTCAAAACCATATATTTCAGCATTTGTAAAATATTCTTGCCACATACGTAATGAGGCACCCTCTAATATTCCTAATTCTGCTATATTGAGTGGCTCATCTTTTTTATTTTTAAACAATCCTTCATAAAACAAAGTATATGGATGACAATGCCTACTATTAGTTACATTATCTGTATCATATTTTCGTCCAATTTCGCATAATTCGGATGAATTGTTGTTATAATTTATCTTCAAATTTATCATATTAACAAATAATATTATAAATATTATAAATATACTTATAATGAGTTTTTTAGAAATACCGAATACACCATCATTATATACAGTTTATACTAAATCAAAATGTTCTTATTGTGATAAGATAAAAGAGTTAATGGAACAATGTAATGAAAATGTTAATTATATACTGTGCGACGAATGGTTAACAACAAAACGAATTCTTTTTTTGAATATAATGAGAGTAAAAACACAAAAGGATGAGATTACATTTCCTCTTGTATTTTATGAAGGAACGTATATTGGAGGTTGGAATGAATTTGAATTAAAAGTAAAAAATAATACTGTTATTGAATTAACAGATTTTGCGTCATTTGATGACCTTATATAGTAATAATTGGATTTTCACATAAATTTCCTCCACCCATTTGTTTTTTCTTGATATATTTTGTTGTCTTCTCAACTTGGTGTTGTTCTAAGAAATTTTCAACGGGCACGTAATCTTTATAAGATTTAATAAAAATATCAAGTAACTTTTTACTAAAAGATAATGAATTAAATAACATTGAAGACGCATCTTGTCTCGTCAGATGAATATAACGAGGTATTTTCTTAGATACAGGTTGAGAGAATAAAACTACAAAATCTTCTTTTGATATATCATTTAATTCTTTATACAAGCAAAAAATATTGGATAAATATCTTGTTTCCATAAGTGGTTTATTTGAAACAACAAATGTTGGTATTTTCAAATATTGAAACAAAATATAAATATCCAATAAACTTATATAATAATCATCTGACAAAATAAAAAAAGATAAATTAGTAATATTTGATTTTACTTGTTGGATGATATTCTTACCTTGAAATCGTAATATATCTAATATTTTTATTCCATACAATGAATAATAAGTATCATATTCTTTTACCAATAATGTTTTTATTTCTGAAATAGTAAAAGTAACACCTCTCGTTTTTTGTATAATATCAATAATATACAAATAACCACATACAATATTGTTATTGTATCTTACTTCTCTTGTATTTGTTGGAAACATTTTTTTCCAAAAAACAGATGTAATTGGAATTATTTCAATTTCACAATCTTCGTTTATAGATGGTTGAGACAATGTAACTTCATTTGAATAAGGTTGGGTTATTTTGGGTTCAGTTGTATCATATGCCGTATAATTTGTATATTTATTTTCATCATTGGGAATTAAATTTTCAAGATAATTATCTTCTAATAAATTTGATTGTAAAATAAGTAATTCGTTATCTAATACAATATAATTATCATCGCCAAATGCTAAATTTACACTTGGATAAAACATATACAAATATATTCTAGTATATCGTATCATCTCATCAGATAAATGATAAATATATTCTCTATTTTCATTTTCATTACTTGTTAACAAACTTTCAATCAAAGATGCTATTTTATTTTGTTTAACCGAAAATAATACAAACTTCTTTTTTATCTCGTTATCAATGTCTGTTTTTATTGAAATATTTTCCGATTTATGTAATAAATTTCTTACCATATTACGAAAATCATTATATGATTTATATTCTTCTTTCAAACGAGTAATGTATTCAACGCGTTCTTCATCTTCTTTTCTAGTAAAAGCCATATTCTCTTCAGCTAATAAATAATTTGTTTCATTTAAAACACGTAAATTATCGGAAGCATCTATATCACTGATAAAAAGAAATGGTTGTATTTCTATAAACTGGTCTGTTTCTGTTAATATACCTACAATATGGTCTGTTTCTGTTACTTTAAACAATGGGTTACACGGCACGTTTCCATTTGTTATTTCATACAATTTCTTTAAAAATTCAACTGTCTGTTTATAAGGATACCATTCAACATCTGTTATGTAAATAAAAGAATAATTGCTAACAATAGAAGAAGGATAACACGGCACAAAACATCCTCGTTGGTTCTTTTTTACAATCAAACCTATAACCTTACTTTGAAAATTAATAACTTGATTGGTGATTTCATAATTTTTTAAGAGTAATTCATATATTAGATTGGTTAACAAAATAGGTTGCTTAAATTTATATTTATTAGGCATACTCTTTTGTGGGAAACATAAACTTTGATTTTCAAATATAGGCTTTACGACTTTTTGTATAAAATTTTTGATAGGGGGGTTTATATAAGCATCATAATCTGTAAATGTTTTTTTTATTTTTATTTTAAGAGTTTTTTTACCAATATTTTTATAAGAATAAATAGGTTCAAAATAATTACCTTGTTGAATTAATATCAAATAAGGCTTTCTTGATTCATAAAATACACCAGAGTAATGGTTCTTAGGACAAACTAATTCTATATTATTTGTATTATCATCATCTGGAATAGATAAAATCAATAAATTTAATCCATTTTCAAATAATTTTGGATTTGGCTTACTTACTATATCCCATAAATAAGAATGGTCTATTGTAACATTATCATCTTTTAAATATTGAATAAAATTTTCATAAGCAAGAATTATATTTTTCAAATATTTTGTATTTGTTGATGTTCTAAGAAAAATATCATTACCTTTGTATTTCTCTATTAACGTTGGTATTTCACCATCTTCATAAGGATATACATCATCAATTGTTTCACCTACATTTATAAAAGGTTGAAATTGTGTAACTAAATTTCCATTTTGATATGTTATAAATTCATCAAGAGATAAAGAAGAAATAATAACATTCTTAAACTCTTTGATAGATAATATATTTGGTAAAGAAATATATGAATATACATCAGCCATACACGCAACAAATGATTGCTTGTCACTGTATTCAACTCCATGTCTAACTAAACAATTATAATTTGATTTAATACGAGTATCCATTGAACTTACCTGACAATTAATATGAAAATCATTAAAGAATTTCTGTAAAATTACAGGAAGATATCCAAAACGTTGTGCTGGTATAGGAAATTTTTCGGGTCCATAAATATAATCATATATTAACTTTGTATTTATTGTAGGTGTTATATCTTCTCCTTCTGTGTCGGGACTTTGTACGTTGGTTCCAGGTTCAGAACTTTGTACGTTGGTTCCAGGTTCAGAACTTTGTACGTTGGTTCCAGGTTCAGAACTTTGTACGTTGGTTCCAGGTTCAGAACTTTGTACGTTGGTTTCGTTTTCAATAACCGAGTCTCTAACAGATTGTGCCGCCTTACATTCTTTTTTTCTTTTAAGTATAGAAGGTGTATTCCAATTTTTAAAACAACAAGGAACGCAAGTTCCATCTGAAAATTTCTTAGAACTAAATCCAGGATAATGTTTTATATAAGTATCACGTGTTTTATCGGGTTTTCCATTTGGGTAATGGTCTTTACCAGCAAATTCATAAATATAATGGTCCTTTTTCACTTCATTATCTGTCATACTTAATACCTTACCACCACATTCCCCTCTTTCTACTTCTTCTTTTGTCATCATTCTATCATTTAATAAACACCAATATCTAGGACATATAAAATAATTTGTATTTTCTTTTGTGGAACCATATTTTAAAATATCTTCTGGTTTTAAATATCCAGGATTTCGCTGATTGATTTCATCTAATTCTCGTTGCGTTATAACAACAGGTTGTCTTTTTGTGCTTGATTGACATAATCTAGAATAATTATTCATATCATTATTCTTATCCTTTGTGAAAATATATGGAGCTAATTTCTCTAATCTATTTTTAAAATAATATGGATTGTGAAGTTTCATACCAACTATATTTTTTATTTTTTCGTTATTTGTATCTTCATCTATATCAGCTTGTATATCATTCTCATCCTCTTCTTGATTTTCATTTTCTTCATTTTCTTCATAAACAGAAGACATAAAATCAGTTACCTTTGAAGCACCACCTTTAGTATATACAGTATCATCTTCACTATCATCATCCATTGAATATAAAAAATTCATCACTTCATCATTATCATTATCACTTTCTTCACCTTCTTCTATATTTTCATTTTCATTTTCCTCTCCAATATTTTCGTTATTAGTATCATCTAAGACTTCTTCAACATTTTCTTCATTGGCTTCTTCTATTTCTTCTTCTGCTAATAATTCATTCTCTTCTAAAAAATCATTTTGATTTGATTTATGTGTATGGGTTATACGATTTTCAATATCAAGTATTGTTTTTTTTAATTGTTTTGTTGGATCCTTTTTACTTCCTGTTTCCTCATCCCGAATTGTTTCTTGAATTCGTGTCGTTTTTGATTTATCCAAACATAACTTATCAATATTTGTTTTTGATATAGATGTTGATTTAGGGTCAATGCTAAGACGTAACAAACTATCAATAAAGATTGGTATTGTTGTTATGTAAAAAATATTATCAATATTTGAAATAGTAATTGTTAATGTTTCGGCACGTGTATCTAAGAATAAATAAACTGGAAAACCAGAATTTTCTTTGATTTCTATCAAACGTTTTCTTACATTTAATTCCAGTTGAATTTCATTTGTTATTTTTGTAAGCAATTGTAAAGCATCCTTTTGTGATAAAGAATAATTTTCAACCAAAGAAATAAGTATATCTCGTATATTTATTTTATTTTTTATACTATCCATAACAAATATTTCAATACTATTTTCTTTGTTAAAATTGGATACACGTGTATAACGCAGTTGATTTTCCTTTTCAAAGATGAAAACATTTCTTAGACATTTAATATATCGTAAAACATTAACCTTGTGTGTAATGGGTAATTTCATTTCATAATCCATTTTTATTATTTTCATTTTATCATCTGTTATACTTGTAAATAATTGTAATGTATTTGATGGAGATGAAAAAGAATTATTAATAATGTCTTGTATTTTTTCTATGATAGGATTAACACATTGTAATAATAATATATTTAATTCGTCAATTGCCAAGGAAGTAAAATCGGCAGGTGCCCCCGTCTTATTCAATGATATAACTATTAATCCTGTTTCATAAACTTCTACAATAAACTCTTTTTGTTTATGATATACATAAAAAGCGATAGATTTTATATTTCCAATTGAACGTACAAGTTTCAATATAGTTCCTTTTGATAAAATTGGGATTTTACTACCATTACTTGTTTTGGTTTTACAAAATAAACGATATATATTTTCCTTTCTTGAACCAGGATTATATTTTATAAGAGGTATTGTGATAGATGATGAAATTTTTTTGAAAATAATTTCTAATGGAATAGAACTTTTTTTCAACAGAAAGGAGAATTGAATAGATTTTATACCTGTATATGTATAAGGTAAATCAGATTTTCTATAAAGATAGACATCTGTTAATAAATCTACACTTTTGTAGCTTTGAAGCTTATCTTGGGTAATTTCATTGAGATGGGATTGTTCTTTAAAATAAATCTGTTTTATTTTGTCATCACCTTCTTTTATAGAAGCCAATACATCTGACAAAAAACATAAATGGATAACATTTTTATAAAAAAATCCATATTCAAATAATAAACTTTCTGATTTTATTTTTACAGAAAGAATGGTATCTATATTTTCATTTTCATTTTCATCTAAGAAAATATAAGGGTTCGCATTATAAATATATTTACCTATTATTTTTTGTCCTATAGGTATTGTTACATCAGATGATTGTTCTTTTATTCTACCATAAAGATATAATGGTTCCATATTGGATGTAGCCAATCTTATTTTTGTTTTTATTGTTTCTATGGTATCATCGTAATGAAGTAACATTGGATAAAATTCAACGGGAATGTTTTGGGTAGTTATAATATTTAATTCTTCCTCATCAAAGATGGGGGAGTTTGTAGTTTTATCAATTGGATTTTTGTTTGTTTGTTTTTTATCCATTACAAATTCAGATAATCCAAATACAATAATTTTTTTTATTGTAGAACGACCTGACATAATATGTAATTTAAATATCATACTCTTATTATCTATGTAGTAAAATAATTAATCCATAAGTCGCCGTAAATACCGACCATGTATTGTATAAAAATGTAACAATTAATTCAGGATTTACAAAAGTTCTATATAAACTAATTATTTCCTTTATTCTATTCATATCAAATGAAAACATATTTGTTGGACTATTTAATTTTGATATATCAATAACTTTTTTACCAACATCAATCATATTAATATTAAATTTATATTGTGTGTAAAACCAAATAATAATAGATATAATAAATATCCATATTATTCGTAATGGATATTGTAAAAGTTGTTCCTTTGTTACGTGAGGTGATTTTGTAAATGGTATAAGTAAATATAAATACTGACTTACTATTGTAAAGTCATACATACCAGCAAATAAAGCCATTAAACAAAAATTATATTTATAAAGGTGTTCGTGAAATGGTAACCACCCGATAACTTTACAACTACTTTTCTTTTTATTTTTTTCAGCAGCTTCTTTATCACAAGGTTCTTGTAGATAAAACAACGTACAAATAAATATTATTCCATAGAAAATCAACCATAAGTAAATGTATTTGTCAAATACTGGATTGGAAGCTTCTAAGATATATTTGTTACTCCATACAAGGGTAAGAGATTGTATAAAAAATAATGAAAGTAATAACCAGCTACTTTCAACACCATTTTGTATGAAAAAGAATACCAATTCAATGATACCACACAAAAATAAAAATGGTAATATTGTATAATCTAACAAATTATTGGTTTTTTTGGCAAGATAATAAATTGTTATACAGTAGATAGTATTAATAACAAATAATACAATACTAGTTAAATTATTCATATATTATGATAATTTTTTTATTGTTTCGCTATTCATTTCATATTATCAAGTAACTGTTCTAATTTTTTCATTTCAGCTTCAACAATATCACATAATGAAACATCACAACCTTTTCTTCTTCGTATAATAAAGGTTACATTCTTTTGTGCCCTTATATTTTCACCATCAAATATACTATCTATCTGTTTTGTATAGTCTCTCCATTCCTTATTTAATTCCTTGATAACAGATTTTGTTACACTCATTTTAAAGATATTATTAATATTTTCATATAATTGATAATTGAAATCATTTTATTTACCAATTATATGAAGGACTTTTATAACAATATACTAGGTTGTATTTGTTTACTTGTGATTACTGTTATAACTTATCAAATTTATCATATGAAAGATACATATGGATTAAAATGTGTAATATCTTCCGTAGATGGAAAAAGATATTGTGTAAGGGATAGAGAAAATATAGAAGAAGCTACAGTATTATTACGTAGTGTTATAAATAAATGTAAATTATTGATTTCAAAATTGAAAGAGGAATATCCTGATGATAAACGTGTTATTATGTTATCTAAGAACTTTAGACCAGATAAAATTTATGAAACTTTACCAACAAGTGAATTAACTGCTTATTCTGAAAACAAAGGTGAAAAGATGGCTGTATGTTTGAATAAAAAAAAGAATGATAATACAAAATTGATTGACGAACATACTCTTACATTTGTATGTATTCACGAGTTATCTCATATGATGACTTCTTCTATAGGACACAAAGAAGAATTCTGGTCTAACTTTAAATTTTTATTGATTGAGGCAAAAAAATATGGTATTCATGATCCTTATAATTACAAGAAGGATAATGAAGAATATTGTGGTATTTTCATAAAAGATAATCCATACTATGATTTATAGTCCCTAATAAACATATTACTTAGAAGAACAGTCAATTTCAAATGGAGGTCTCAAATAATCAGGGGTGATAGTGGATTGATTCCATATACTTACACTTGTTTGGGGATTAGGAGGTTCGCTTCTTATCTGAAGATTTGGATTTCTTAGAGACGACCCAATGGTATCAATGCCTGCTAAATATGTAGGTGATAATAAATTTCCAGGAATTTGGACTGATTGTCCCGCATTTCCCCAACTATTGTTTTGTTTGGGTAATAATTCACCAGGTTGTAAAGCATTTGAACTAACATTTGTTACAATAGCCCCTCCATTGTTCTTAGATGAACCTGGGACGGCTGAAAATACTTCATTCATTCCAATTGGTTCGGAAGCTCGGACGGCACCATTATTAGAACTACTTAGTGCCATACCATTTGATAAACCACTTGATTGAGTATTTTGGGTTGTAGAATATAAATTAGCATTACTTACACTTTCATTACCTTCATAAGAATAACTATTTTTTCTACTTATATACAAAAAAATCCCGACTATGGCAATGATTACAAATAAAAGAGTTCCGTGTTGTGCTTTAACTTTTACCATTATATAAATTAAATAATAAAATAAATTTTTGTCTTCATTCATTAATTATTTTATTAATTTCACTTTGTAAAAATTCTACATCCTCTACAGATTTTATATCACATATTGTAATTAATTCTTCATTTTTTCCACCCCCTTCTATTTTATTATATAATTCTTCTTTGACATTATTTAATAAATTTTCATTCTCTAATAAAATATTAAATATTTCATCAAGAACATCCTGATATTTTATTTTTTCCAACGTATAAATAAGTTCAAATGTATTTTGAATGGTAATACATCCCATAATTGAAAGAGTTCCTATTATTTGTTCTTTTTTATCTATACATTCGCATATATTATCCTTCATTTCATATTTTGTTTGTATATTTTCAATTCCACGATTATTAGAAATCTGTATATATTTATAATCCCTGCGTATTAACTTATATATTTCATCCTCTATACTTTGGATTTTTAAAGAAAATAAATTCCTATCATTATCATTTTTTATATTTAATTTTACATTACATAAAATACTATTCCCCTTAATTTTTGTTTCTATATCGGAAATATTCGCATCTGATACTATTTCCGATATAGGTGTAATTATTTCAATTGGATTATTATCATTATTTAAAAATTCAAATAAATATGTATAATGTGTATATTGTTTTTTATTAGAGGATGATATCGTACAAGGAATTGGAGTTATTTCGCCAACACTTATCATTTGTTTAAGTAATTGATATATAATCTATATTTTTATTATAGATTATGAAAGATTATATATTTCAAGAATGTGTAAAAAAAATAAATACGCCTGAATTTGCCGATAAGATAAACTTTGTAATTAATCCAATCCTAGAAATTATTTTTTCTAAGATAAATTACTATATTTACATTGCCATTATAGCTGTCATTTTTATTCTTATTCTTTTACTTATTAATTTACTTATGCTTATTCACATAATAAGAAAATAAACTATCCCTAAATTATAGTGATAATGGATAGTATAACAAGAAAACGAAAATTAGATACAGAAATACCACCAATAAGTTCAGAAACAACGGAAACACCCGATGAAACGTCTATGACACCAAGAGAATTTCACGCTCCTATTATTCCATTTACTAAAAGGGTAGATGATTTGCTTGATATGTTTCAAGAAAATTTAAAAATTATTGAAACTTTAATGACAGAATATATTAAGAAACATTGTAATCCCGATAACGATTTCTGTCAAGCAATACGAGAACGTCGTGAAGTAATAATAACGTTAGAGAGTGATTTGGAAAATGGTAAAATTGCTATTTACAATACAAATCCATCTGACGAAGAACTACAGGTCTTTGTAAATACCTGGTTTCATAAAATACTTGAGATATTAAGAGATAATCAGCCGTATATAAATGATATCCAACTTACATTATCTAGTAATAAAAACAGCGTAAGATACAATTTATACCTATACCAGAAAATACAACAGATGGAAGACATATATTGATATTATTTTGTTTGACACATGGAACATATGGAAATAACTAAACAAACGGACGCGTAGAAAAAACAAAAACCGTAGAAAATAATATTATATTGTATAATATATATATATAACATTAATGTCGTGCGGTAGTGCCCATCAGTATGAAAGTAATTTAGTAGGTTCAACAGTATCCGAACAAGTAGCTAGTTCTATTCACGGCGTATTAGCTCCCGTATCTTCTCAATATCAAATGCAGATGCATCAAGGGTCGTTGGCGAGTCAAGTTGGTGGAAAAAGACGTCGCACAAGAAAACATATGCGTCGTCGTTCAACTAAACATAAAAAACGAACTCATAGAAAAAAATCACGTAAAATGATTAGACGAAGAAAGTAATGAGTATTTATTGTCATTATATTATATAATAAATAAATAATGAACTCGGAAAGTGATAAAAGGGAGAGAAGAATATACGACGATGAAACAGAAGATGATGATGATGATGATACGCGAAGTATAATTAGCACTGACAGCAACGCAAGTAAAAATACAATTACTACAGATAATAGTGATACTTATATAGAAGATTTTGATAATAAATCTGAAAAGGAGTTTTCACAAGATAAACTAGAAGATGTAACTGATGATATGTTATTTAATATAGATGATGAAAACACAGAACCAGATGAACCCAATGAAGTTGAAGTAATAGATAATTCAAAAGAAGAAGAAGAAGAAGAACCAGAAAAGGAACCAGAAACTCAAGAAATATCTGATACTTCATCTTTATTAATTCAATATGATTCAGACAACAATGGTGAATTATCTATACCATATGGTATATATAAAGAATGTCATAAAACACAAGATGGTAATTCTTTTTGTTTAGAAAAAGAATTAACGAATAATTATGATATTGAAAAAGAGGTAAATGAAAATGAACCTGAGAATGATGAAAAAATAAAAGATGAGATAAAGGAAGAGATAAAGGAAGAGATAAAAGATGAGATAAAGGGTGAGGATATAGTAGGAGAAAAAAAAGAACAAGAAGAAGTAAATGAATTATTTGAAGAAATAATTAAAGATATTAAAAAAAATAATGAAGAAGTTGATAAAAATAAGGAAGAAGGTAATGAATATAACCCAATCATAAAAAAGAAATCAAAAGGAACTAAGAAAAAGAGTAACAAACATAAACGATTTGATTATACAAAAAAGAGTTTGAATGAGAAACGTAGAAGGAATGATGGTTCTAAGAAAAGGAGGTCTAGGAGCAAAAAAAGAATTATAGGAAGTAAAAATACAAGAAGAAGATAAGTTTCTTAGATGAAACTAGCACTCCAACTTTGTTTATTAAATGGACTTAGTAATATCCTGTCTAATTGTGTTTTAAAATAATCAACTTGTTTATTAAACCATATATCTTTTTTGTTTAATGGATATAATGGAGTTGTTTCCATTATCTCTCTTTCATCTTGCGTAATAATAGGTTTTTTCCCGTAACAATTCGCTCCAAATCTTACTTGAGGGTTTGCGATATACCCGCCATTAATACCTGGTCTTCCACAATCATTTTCGTGCCCTTCTATACCCTGTAATGTATTATATGTTTTTTCTTGAGTTGGGAAATATACATTTTGTCCTTCAGACCAACCATAATTACACCATTCTCCTCCTTTTTTATAAGCACTTTCAATCTCATCATAAGTAGCTAATCGTCCATCATATGCCTTACATAACGCACGAGCATTATCATAAGTATATACATTTCCAGGAACATTAAATACTTGTTTTATACCACTTTCTTTTACAGAAACAGGTTGTAATCCATATTTATCTAATATGGGGGTGTTTGTTGTAATTGTATTAGTTGGTTGAGTATTTAAATGGATGTCAATTTTCGGTTTGTTTGTAAAAAAATCATTAACGGATGCTGTAATTGTTTTATTAAATAATATTTGATACCCCTTGACAATAATAATAAGAATAAATAAAAAAATAATTGTTTTTGCGAATATACCCGAACTTATGGATTCCTTATCTGAAAAAGAATAAACATCATTATCAGATTCAAACACATTATAATAATCTTTATCGGAATAACTTGATGAAGATGTATTTGTAGTATAAATATAAATCATATAGAAAACAACTAAGAAAACGAAAGTGACAATAACAATAGGTTTTTCTAAAATATTCGTAAAATCATATTCTTCTCCACTCATAGTTTATATATTATACTTATGAAAAGTTTATTTTTCTATAAAAAAGACAATAAACATTGGGGTTAATCAATTGTATAGGATTATTTACTTGTTTAACAGTATCATCATTACAAAAATACCAGTTATTTTTATTTTTTACATAACACGTATAATGACCCATAGAAATTGTTCCAAAATGACAACCAATTCCATATAATTCATACTTTATTTGTGTAGGATTTTTTGGATCATGTTCGTAAATATATTTATTCATATCTAAACTTTGTATTGGGAAATGAATTAATGTATTATTTTTTCCCCTTTTATTTGTTTTGAGGCGATTAAAAGTAAAAATAAGTATATGAGGTAATTTCCAAAATAACACACTTTTTAAAGCACTTATGTAAGTTTTTTCATTGTCATCGTAATACGCATTATCATTTTCCAATAATTCGCCTTGACAATATAAATCTAAACAATCGTGTAATGTTGGTTGTAAAATATTATCTGGAATATTTAAAGGTATAATAGAAAAGATGGATGGAGTTAATGAAACAATTCTTAGTCCTTCAATTGATTGAATAACATTTAATTGAATTCCATAAAATAAATTTATTATTTCAGAATACTCAATCAAACATTGACTGCGAATTAATTGAAAACATTTTTCAGATATAACTGAATGTTGTATTTTCATATATCGCAAATAATCTTCATATTCCATTTTTATCTCACGCTTGAGAGAAGTATGAAAACAATCTAACATAAACATTAAAAATTCACATATATCATTTTGTTCTCCTTGGCTAAACATCATACTATCTTTTAATTTTGCTACGTGATGTATACCAGCAATACATTTAAGAGGAGTAACCGTACATTTTTTATGTAATAATATATTTTTTATTTCATTCCATTCAAGAAGAACTATGGTCTCGGGTATTTGTTTTTGTGATTGACTTTCATTTATACGAAAAACATCCAATAATTCATATGTATATAACAATAATTGAAAACAAGAATTCAAATAACAAGTATTCCCTATATTTTTAATTCCAGATACAAATGAATCGTCTGTATCTGATTGAATTTCTTGTATTTCAAATATCATATTATAAATTTATCAATGATTAATATATTTAAACAATAAATGGTTTTTATACATATTATTTATGATAACTAATGATTTTGCGTCTAGTCAAAGGGGTTTGATGGAATTTTATACAACTCAATATATCCAACTAACAAATCAAATTCAAACATTAATGGATAAACAAAGTGATTACACGAAATTAATACGAGAACTAAATGACTATCAATTTCTTTTATTTTCTAGACAAAATGAATTACTTCGTTTATTAAATGAAATGGCTCATTCTACCACCACTATTTCACAACCAACTCCCGACCCAACTAATTTACCTTCCGCAAATCAAGAACCATTATCTGAAACAATCAGGAATAATTATTACCCAAATCTGAACCAACCCCTAGCTACCCCTCGTCCAACACGTCATAATACATCACGTTTTAGTGATTCGCTACCAGCAATTCCGTCAATTCCACCAAGAACATCAGCATCAACATCATCAAATTCTTCTACATTTGATAACTATCTAATTTATACTTTTTTACCTGACGGAACATCAAGAACTACAACAACTAGACCTCCACAATCAACAACAACTGGAAATTTGGCTACAACTCTTCTTGAAACTTTTATAGATGAATTTTTAAATCCTGTAAGCACGGCACCCACAGAACAACAAATACAACAAGCTACAAGTTCATTGACATATAGAGACATAATAAATCCAGTAAATACAAATTGTCCTATATCTCTTAATGTATTTCAACAAGAAGATGAGGTATTACAAATAAATAGATGTAGGCATAATTATACACCTTCATCATTGTTGGAATGGTTTCGTTCAAATAATCATTGTCCTTTATGTAGAATAGATATTCGGGAGGTTATAGAAGAAGTTGAATAAAAAAATAAAATGAATAATTATTGTAACATAAAATATAATCAAAAAAAGAAGTATGACAACCGAATTCTTTGATTATATTTTAGAGCATTTAGATAAACCGTGGGATTTCAAAGAATTGTCTATAAACCCAAATATAACTTATGAAATGGTATTGGATCATCCTGAATTGGATTGGGACTGGGGATATTTAGGTGGAAACCCAAACATTACTTGGGATATGATAATGGATTTTAATATTTATAAAACGTGGAATTATCATTTAATTTCAAGTAATCCAAACATTACTTGGGATATTATTATGGATAATCCTAATTTCCCTTGGGATTATTTTGCTGTAGCACGTAATGAAAATATATTATTTGATATGTTTTTAAAAAACGATAAACATATGACGTATTATTCAAGTTTTTCAAGTAATCCAAATGTAAATATAGATATAATAAAAAATATTCCTATGTGTAAATGGGATTGGGTTCAGTTAACAATGAATGAAAATATAACTTGGGATGATATACAAAGCACCCCAACATTAAACTGGAAATATGGTTGGTTGGGATATAATCCAAATATTACATTGGATATAGTAATAGATAATGATTTACCCAATGGTAATTCGTGGAATCGTAGTCAGTTAAGTTCTAACCCAAATATTACGTGGGATATTGTTGAAAAAAATAAATCGTGGATTGAATGGGATTATACATATCTAAGTGCGAACCCAAATATTACGTGGGATATTGTAGAACAAGATAAAGAAATAAACAAGTATCATGAATGGGATTATGAAATATTATCAATCAATCATAATATTTCATTTGATATTGTAGAGGCACATCCTGAAATAGAATGGTGTTATACAGGTTTAAGTAAAAATCATATGAAAAAATATATTTGGAAAAATTCAAGGGTTACGTCATATCCTTATATTCTTAAGTAAATAAATATAACTTGTATTATCACTTCTTCATAAAGTAACTATTTATTGTATTATTTTTTTGTTTTTCATTTTCAATTTGAAGCAAATATTTATCAAATATTAATTTTTTTACTTCAGCATTTTTCATATCATCTATTTTATCTTGTAGTTTATCATAATCTTCAATACTATTCTTTAATTTTTCTATATCTTTATTAAATCGTCGGATTTGTATATTTTTATTTTGTTGTCTCCATAAGTCATAAAGAACCAGTGAAAGTAATTGTTGAACTGGTTTCATAATTTGATTGGAAATATAATGCCCGTAATCAATTTTTAATTTATTTTCCAATACATAATCTGGATTTTCTATTTTTTCACCCTGTAAAGCATTTTTATTCTTTGTTTGAATATAAACAAAAGGTATTCTATCTCCTGTAGTTGGTTTATTACCAGGGTCTCTAAGACCAATACGATCTGCTAATACTTTGTGAGCTATTTGTTCTGGTTTTTTATAATTGGAATTAAGAGCTTTGGAAATGATTAATTTATGAATAGGAAATTCCCCCTTCATTAATTTTTCTAATGCGGAATGAAGATAACTTACAGCTTTGCTTACATCCATCTCTTTCATTAAAATATCAATAATATTTCCATAAACATCTTTGACAATAGGAGCATTATCTCGTCTTTTTAATACAATACCCATCTCTTTTCGCTTACATTTGTGTATATTTGTTTCATACATCATACCAACATATCTCTTTTTTGATAATAAACAAAATGGGAAGAACGTTTTTTCATATTCAAAATCGTGAGGTTGTTTCAGAAATTTACTTACAGTATGTGTTGCTTGTTGAGCTATTTCAATTGAATATCCAAGTGATTCGGCACCAGATAAAGGTTCTTTTGTGTCAGCATCTTTCAAATTAAAATTGAAAAACACACTATCTGTGTCACCATAAACATATTCAGCATTACTTTGTATTCTTCTACCGTCATTACATACAATATCCCTATTGAAATAACATTTTTCTATAATTGTTTTCGCATAATTTAATAATAATCTTCCAGTGGCTGTTGTTGCTGCGGCAATATCCTGTTCGTAAAATGCGGATGTTTTCGCACCACATTGACCGTACAAAGAATTAGCTGTAATTTTGTAAGCTAATTGACGTTTATCATATACATTTTTAATGAATTCATCTGTTTGTGCCGCCATCAATTTCTTAGTGCTCTTTCTTGCTTGTAACAACTCTTGAAGAATAGATGGCATAATCGCTTTTTCATTGTTTGGAAATTGTGCGAATCTACATACTTTATAACCAGTTGGAAGCTTTTTCTTATTATACCAACGATATGTATCATAGGTAACATCAACGTATGTATAATTTTCCATATTATCATAAATATATTCACCTTGTTTATTTTTTACACCCGTTTCATAAACCAACTCTTTTTGTAAATTATATGATTTGGTCCATACCTTACTACTATGACATAAATTTTCACTAATCATAGAAGAAGGATATAGAGAAGCAAAATCACCAACAGGTATAGGATTATTCAAATATAAATTACATTTTGGTTCCAATACTATAGCCCCTTCATAAGCATCAAACATAGAACCTTTTGATACAACAGGTAATAATGTATTTTTTTCACGACATTTCTTAGCTACATAACTTAACAATTTAATACCCTGACCTCTAAATATAATAAAATTAATGGGAACACTACAAATATTTGACATCTCCGATAAACTTGTAAATATATCTGCTTTGTTAAAAAGGTAATGAACTAAGTTACAATCTTGAATACAATATTTCGCTACAATAAATCTATCAAATTCATTACCTTTTGTTAAACTAAAAATATCCTTAGGAGTTACATTATCCTTGGCAACACCCCATCTCATTTTTGTTTTGGGTTCAACTTCAATTTTTCCTCTAACAATAAAATATTTTTCATCTGTATTCATATCCTCAATCATAAATTTTTCACCATCATTGTAATAATCAGTTGTATAACTAATTGTTTCAAAATGTATAAATGAACCTATTGTCATACCACTCATATTTTGAGTTTGTATTTTGATAATATCGTCTTCCATCTTTATCATATCCGTTACATAATCACCTATAAAATGATTTGCCACATAATCCAACTTATAAGATGGCAGATTTTCCTCACGTCGGAAATGCATGTATAAATCAACTTGTATTCTTCCTGGAATTTTTATATAAGATAGTTCATAACTTCCACTAGCAATATTTAAATTTAATTTTTCTAATGTATATTCGTCTTGAGATTTTGTAGCACATATTTCGCCACGATTTCTGGATAATAATAAGAAATCTTCCAAACATTCACATTCTTTCGCACGATGAAACATAAACTGGTAATCAAAACCAAATATATTATATCCAATAATGATATCAGGGTCTTCTTTTTGAATAATATTTCTCCATCCAATTAATACTTCAGCTTCTGTTGGATAACTTTCTATCTCCCAATTATCCGATAATTCACTTGGTGATTGACATGTATCCAAAACAACGCAATGGTTTAGATAAGGTTCCTTATTTCCATATTCTAAGAAAGTAGAACCGATAAAGGTTACTTTATCACCCTCTAATTTAGGGAAAACTCCACATAATGACGCATTTACTAAATCAATCAATTCATTCCTTTCTATTTTACCATTATTGCTCCCATAAAGTAATAAGTCAATTATATTATTATACGATGTATCTTTTTTTAGTTTCGTGCTTTTCTTACCCCATTGATTTTGAATAGGAGTTTCTGTATTTGGATTTTCATTTGTGTCATTTGTTTCTGCGTTAACATCTTCATTGCGTTCATCAACAGATGCTAAATCCTTTATCTTAGAATAATAATTTTCAATACTTAATATAGATTTAATTTCTTGTTGATTAATTAATTCGGCATTCACCTCTTTTTTAAACCATTTATTAATTATTTTTTGAAGTTCTTGAACGTTTTTAGGGAACTTCTTATCTTGGGTATATACATAATCAATCGTAGGATAAGGAGAACCCATTATTGCCTCCAAATGAAATGCTTTGTAAATTATTTCGGTTAATATTAATGTTGCGTCATCTTTGGATATAACATTTGTAGGCATACGAATAAAATAATCAACAATATTTTGAGCCAATTTTTTATAACTTTTTACAGGTATAGGGAAATCGCCGTGAGAACTACTAGCCTCTATATCAAAACTACATATCTTATATGGAACTCTATTTTCATTCTCAGAACAACTGATTATATCACACCATCTTATATGACATTCAAAATTACAATGAGTGCTTTTTTTATATGGAGGAACAATTAATGTTTTATTCTTAGGTAATAATATCCAACCAGAAGGATGAATAGATTGTAAATGAAAGAACCTAAGAAGAGGTGGGATGTTTGATTCGTATATTTCAATTTTTGTATCTTTAAAAACAACACCATCCTTATTTAAAATAGTATCACCGTTATCATTTTTAGAATACCATAAATTTTTCACTTTATTAAAAGATTGAATACTGTTAAATTTCATAATAATAAAATTATGTGTCATACCACCATCAAACCCATATAATTTTTTATGTTTCACATATTCAAATTGTAAAATATCATCTTGATAATAACTTCCAACCTGCGTTTTAATAAATTGTAGAAATTCACCCTTTATTGATGAATTCCATTTATTTCCGACTTTTAAATAAAAGAATGGTTGAAATGTAGTGACAAATATAGATGCGGTTTCTCTTCTATCATTAATACCAAACATTTGGATAATAAATTGTGTTTTATTTTTCTTTCTCTCTTTTTTATCCTGCTGTTCTTCCATTTCCCCGTCACTCTCATTTTCTTCTCCATACCAAAGAGAAGGGAAATCAGAAAGAACTGTAAAATCAACTAATTTAAATTCACGATCCATATTTTCGCTGTTATATGATATTATAATTTGTAATAATTAAGTTCATTTTTTATTTATCTAAATCTCTAATTCCCTATTTCCTTTTATAAACACAAGGTCGTATTTATCCCATAATGATTGTTTCCATGCCAACATATAATCTCCGTGGAATTCTTGTTCGTAATCAGAAACAGTTTTATCCTTAAATGTAAAATCAACACCATGATATCGTTTTATTAAAGAGCCAATATTCCAACCATTTTCTATTATAACGCGTGACATACGAACTTCCTTCTGATAAATAGCTTCATGAAATGATTGAACGTATATGGTATTACTAAATATACCTCGTTTTATTAAAAAATTTAATGTAATTATATCCATTGAAAAAATATAACTTTGTAGGTGTGCCATTGGAAGTTTATCATCTCCTTGAAGAGTTTTATAATCAGGATTAGCATTTATAGTTGAACCAAATAATTTTACATTATCTTTTAAATTTTCCAGATATATATCGGTCCATCTACCTTTATAATCAGGATGTAAATATGGTCCTATCACAGAAGAATTTACAAATATAAAATGTGTATAGTTTTTATACAAATCGCCTGTTAACAAACCATCACTCCAACCACCAAAATCATATCCAAGATTATCTCTATAAAAAACAGATACATTATAATGTGTTATTTTATCATCAATATTGACAGATTTATCATTACATATAAGTAAAAAATCTATATTTTTATCGTAAAATATTGAATGTTTGAAAAAATTATCTACTCTATCATTATATTGATGAAAAACATATAATACTAATAGTTTTACCATTATAATAATCTATAATTTCATAATATTAATTCATTTTATACACATTGAACCATATATAATCTTGTATTATAATATTATTATCATACAATGAAAGATGCCAAAGTATATTTTTTTATTGCCTTTATTTTTACAATGATTTTCATTGGTTGGTTATTTTATAAAACCATGTTAGCATATAAAATGAGAAAATGTTCCAAAGAGGGGTTCGGACAATCATTGACAACTCGTTGTCCTAATATGCTTATAGAAAAAGATGGTAAAATATATCTTTATAATTCACGATTAGCAAATGTTCCTGGTGTTAATCCTATTCAATTTAATAATTTGGAAGAATATACAGAATTTCTGAAATGGCAGAAGAGTGTAAATATAAACTGTCCTGTTTTATATTTACAATACACGAATGATACACAAGGTCAAAACGTATTTAAATTAAGGAATGATTTTCAAGATACAAAATATGGAGCTCCTCCAGTTATACCTATTAATTTAAAAAATCCACAAAATACAATGTTATTTGACGCAGGGCACGATGACGGAGAATATAATATGAATAGTTTTCCATCACAAGACCCACAAGGACAATATATTGGTTCAAATACACCATTAGATGAAATGAATGATTATCAAAGATATTATCTAAGCACCGACAATGCTATGATGGATAATTGGGATAATTCTATAGCAGAAAAGCATATAGCACAAGGAGTATATGATGAAAATAATGTAAATATTTATGTTCCTTAATGTTGTTCGTCTAACCAATGTAATGATGATTCCAAACATTTTTCAGCATTTCCATACATAGATAATTTTGTTATCATTTTTGATAAACAATCATTATTTGAAGTGTCAGTAACCATTAAATCGTGAATAGCCCACACTGAAAGTAATTCATGATAGGTTGTAATTAAATTTTCCATTTCTGTTCTATCTGTAGTCTTTATCTTAGAAGATATAGAATCCATCTTTTTTTTAATTTTATCTGTAACTTCGCTTACAGATAAAGTTGTATCTATACAAGAATTTGTAGTGGTAGTTGCGGTTGTATCCGAACTATCCAAACCCTCTTTTATATTTAAGTTAAACATTGAAATTTGTAGTCGTAATATTTTGCTAATCATTGCGATAATTACAACGATAAAGAAAAACATTACGAAGTAATTAAAATAATCCTTATTCATTTCTAATATATATACATATTTATTTGTTACAAATAACTTAAATTGGTAATAATGTTGCTCGGTATCCAGTATGTTGGACTGGGTTAAGAGTTGTAGGTAGTCCGCATTTAGCACCATATACGGTATTCGCGCAACGAATATATAAGACACCTGCCTTAGAACCCTTTGTAGGTCCAACACCCGTATAACTCAACCCAGATTTCTTAGGACCACCACAAGTGTTACCACGATTTATAATAGCTGCCTGGTTTCTTGCCGCTTTACTTCCACTCATATAGACCATTGTATATAATAATACAAAATATTATTATTTTTGTTATTAATAATTAAAAATGAAACCGAATGAATTAAATATAACATATAAATAAAAACCAAGAGATGGAAGATAATTCGCTTTTTAATAATTGTAATATTGAAATCACTCAAGAAGATGTTTTAAAATTATTTGAAACATATGGACTTCCTAATCAAATATTTAACATTCGTATTTATAAAAGAGCATTTATTCATAAATCATATACTCATATGGAAGGAAAGGATACTTCAACACATAGTTTTTTGAAAAGTAAATCAAATGAACGCCTAGAATTCTTAGGCGATGGCATATTAGAATTAGTTACTAAATTTTATTTATATAGGAGATTTCCTAATGAAAACGAAGGATTTATGACAGAGAAAAAGATAGCATTGATAAAGAATGAAGCAATTGGTAAAATTGCGTATGATATGGGATTACACAAATGGCTAATTATTTCTAAAAATACAGAAGAAAAAAATATTAGAAATAATTATAAAAAATTGGGTTGTTTATTTGAAGCATTTATCGGTGCTATTTTCTTAGATTATAATCGTATTGAATTAAAACATGAAGAAAGTTGGTTTCAACAATTATATACAGTTGGTCCTGGATTTCAAGTAGCTCAACGCTTTATAGAAAATGTATTTGAACGTCACGTTGATTGGACGAATATTATACAAAATGATGATAATTATAAAAATATTTTACAAGTAAAAATACAAAAGGAATTCAAAGTAACTCCTCTTTATTTAGAGCTGGGATATGATTCAATAACTGGATTTCAAATTCACGTTTTCCTAAATGTAAATTTTCCTATTCACGAAGAAGATATTATTTCACAATCTTTAACAACTCCATATAATACAATTGATGACTTTACATCATACGAAGAAATTCACGAAAAAATAGCAGAAGAAAACAAAATACTTATCTTTTTAGGTTGTGGAAATCATAAAATAAAAAGAAAGGCTCAACAAATCGCTTGTAAAAATGCCATTGAATGCCTACAAAAATTTATTTAATAACTATATAATATATAAATATGACAAATCCTTGGAGTGGATGGAAAAATCAAGCCCCTACACGAAAACAAAGAACTACTATGTATAAAAAATGTGGTAAAAAATGTTTTTTAGGCAGTAAAAAATCATTCCCTATATGTATAAAAAATACTTGTAAAGTAAGTAAAAAGGGTGTTTATGCCGCATATGTACGTAGCAGGGAATATCGGAAAAGGGGTTCAAAATACTATAATATTTCACGTAAAGCGAGAAAGATGTTAAAGAGAATGTAAATATATTTGTTATCAAGTGTGATGATAGGCAATATTATCGGATTTACTCATTCATTTGGTTCTATTATGATAAATACATTACCTCTTTGTTTTCAAAATCCAATTTCAAATAATTTATTTATTTTATCATATACAATTACACCTATTACGTGGATTTTATGTAAAGATGAGTGTCTTATTTCTTTTTTGGTGAAAAAAATCAATAACCCGACTTATCGTTTGGGTCAATCTCCAAACGATTACTCAGATTTAGTTTCACTGTTTCGTGACATTCATATATTAAATTTCATATTTAATACAAATACAATTTTACAATGTATATCTGTATTTCATATTCAACAAAATAATTTATTAATATCACCTATTTATTTTTATTTACCAATGATGTTAAGACTTATTTATGCGTATGACATAAAATGGAATACAAAAATCCGTAAAAATACTTTTCCATATTTTCAAGGAATTATGATATACTCTTACGGTTCATTATTATATAAATATTTTATATTTAAATAGCATCGTTAAATCTAACAGTAGCAAAAATAATTGTATCATCATTGACATAATTATTGGGCATATGATATATTTTACAGTGTTGATGTAACATATTATTTTCAATTGGAATTAATGTATATTTATACCACTTTATTGGAATGGCGTGTAATCCAATAGCAATACTCTCACGAGAAGTATATCCGATAATATTTGTATTATCGTAATATTTACTATCAACAAATCTATTAAATTCGGTTTTATTGTAAATCCAAAAAGCACAATATGGATTGTTATTGTTTATAACATATTGTTGTCCATTTATTGTCGTAAAATGTCCTAGTTTTGTTCCATATAAATCGGTAATATACTCTTCGTCATTCTTTATTTCAATCCTAAAGAATCCTAAATTACAATTATTTTTCAATAAAAGTGGGTGATATTTCAACCAATATTCTATTGTTGTATATGGAACTAATATATCATCTTCTATATACATAAAAATGTCATAATCATCACGTTGTTCCTTTAATAAATCCTTACATTTTACAGGTAATGTATAAGGATCTTGGTTTGTCATATCGTGATGTATAATTTCAATACATCCATTTGTATATGGGATAAAATAATTTATATCCAACTCAAGATTATTTGTATGAATAAAAATGTCGGTTGAAATTTTGTAATTGTTTATTTCATTTATAATTGTATTTACAAATGAAATCCGTTCTTCTACATAATGAAATATGATATGCTTTGATATTTTCATTATATTATTCATTACATTAAAATATTTATTTATATCCGCATATTAAAAATCATCATCAAGGTCAAATGTATCACTTTGTTTTGTTTTATCGGATAACGAATACGCAGATACTCTTTTTTCAAAAAAGTTTGTTTTCGTTTCCATACTAATTAATTCAATAAAAGAGAATGGATTTGCTACATTATAATATTTTTCATATCCTAATTGAAGTAACAATCTATCGGCACAAAACTTGATATATTGACTCATACTATCTGAATTCATACCAATCAAACGACAAGGTAACGAAAAACAAATAAATTCTGTTTCTATTTCTACCGCTTCCGTAATAATTTCATAAATAGCAGATTGGGTTAATCTATTTTTTAATTGATTATAAAGTAAAATCGCAAATTCGCAGTGTAATGCTTCATCTCGTGAAATCAACTCGTTTGAAAAAGTAAGACCAGGCATCAACCCTCTCTTTTTCAACCAAAATATACTACAAAATGCTCCAGAAAAGAATATACCTTCTACACAAGCAAATGCTACCAATCGTTCGGCAAAGCTTACATCTGACCCGATCCATCTACGAGCCCAATCCCCCTTTTTTCCTATACATTCAAATGATTCTAAAGCATTAAATAAACTATCTTTTTCCTCATTATTTTGTATATATGTATCAATCAATAAACTATATGTATGAGAATGAATATTTTCCATTGCGATTTGAAAACCATAAAAAGCTCTTGCTTCGGAAACTTGAACTTCATTCATAAATCTACCTGCTAAATTTTCTAAAACAATACCATCACTTGCTGAAAAAAACGCCAATATCATTTTAATAAAGTGTTGTTCGTCCGTTGTCATATTAATCCAATGTTTTACATCACACGATAAATCAATCTCTTCTGGTCTCCAAAATAAATCAACCTGTTTTTTATATAACGCCCATATTTCTGGATATTGAATAGGAAACATAACATAACGCGATAAAGATTGCGTTAAGATTTCTTCTTCGTGCTCCAATTGTTTAATAGAAATGCCGTCCATTATTATATAATATAATATTTTTTTATATTATATAATAATGACAGATGTAGCATATGAAGATATAAAAAAGAGTTTAAGAAGTAAAAGGGTCACAGAATTGAAAGAATTAAGAAAAAAACAAAATCATTCTTTACAAAAATCTATTAAGGAAAGAGGTGATGATAATAGCGAAATATTAAAAGATTTATTACGGAAAAATAATGATATTATTAATAAAGAAAGGGATGATATTGAAAAAATAATTTCTCATTTGAATTATTTGTTAACTACAACGAAAGATATAAACAAGAATGAATTTACAAATGACTTAACAAATGAAATTCAGATATTAACAACAAGATTGCCATAAAATAATCCAACAATTCCATTATCTCTCACTGAACCCATATGACTATTTGTTAACTCTCTTCTTTTGAGATAATTTATAAAAAGTGGATGATTATATATTTTTCTTCTTAGTTCTAGTTTCTTACGCCATCGTCTTTGAATAATACGTAACAAATATGTATAATAAATAGCACAATCATATATATAACCTTCATTATCAGGTATATGAATTTTCCGAATAATTTCTAATTGTGCCCTGTGGTTATTTAATAAATTTGGTTCCAATATATCTTTAATATAAGTATTCATAGACCTTATTTTTCGGTTTGTAGATATACAAGAATATGGAAATGAATGATGTATAATGTAATGATTATCTAATCCATAAAAATTGTTATCACCTAAGAAACATATAGCTAATTCCATTTTACTATTCGTGTAATTGTAATCTTTTTTTGATTTTTCAATTCATTTTTATATTATAATTATATATATTAGAAAGATGGCATCAAAGAGAAGTTCTAGAAAAAGAAGTTCTATTACACCAAAAAGAGTATTAGATTCTGCTATATCGACAATACCTAAAATTCACTCATTGTTTTACAATCGTAATTATTTATATTTTATATCATTGTTTTCTATTATTTATTTCTTAGGTCATGCCATTACTCACGAATATGTATCATTAGTTGTATTTATGATTACCGCTATATTTACATATGCTACTTACTCTAAGAATATGCCATTTGTTCTTACAATGAGTTGTATAGCATCTATTGTATTAACATCCATTTTTATTAGTGTTAATAATGTAACTTCTTCTAAAGAAGGTATGACTTCTAAAAATACAAAACCAACTAGGAATGTTAAACCTGTTAACAAACCTACCCAACCACCCAAAAAAAAGACTGAGAAATTAACTCCTTTACAACCAGCAAGTTTTCAAAAAAACAAAAGGGGTGGAGATTTTGACGTTGATCTAGCATCAACATTAGAACAATCTTATGGAATGTTAAATAATTTATTGGATAATGATGGTATTTCCAATTTAACAGATGAAACAAAAAGATTAATAGGAGAACAAAAGAAGTTATTCCAATCTATGAATTCTATGGCACCTCTTATCGGACAGGCAAAAGAAATGTTGGGAATGTTTAATACAAATGATTTTAAACAAATGGAAGGATTAGCACAATCAACAATGAAAAATTTAGGTGATAAAAAGGAACAACCAAAGGTTGTTGAAGGATTACAAAGGAAGGTGAATTATGGTTAAGTTTATTTTTTAATTTTACACGTTGTATTCATTAATGGTTTTGGATGGTCCAAATTAGTTACAGTATAATAACCGAATGCTATAATATCACACCCAGCTACGTCAAATATATTAGTAGAATTAAATATGTTTCCTATTGTAACATAACTAAATTTTTTCTGGGGGTCAAAAAAGTATAATACATTATTATATTTATAAGCTATCATACTATGTCCATCTTGTTTACCTGTACGCTTATTATATCTCATAATAGATATTGGAGCCGCATATCCTTCTTTTATGAGAGGTGTTAATAATTTAACAATTTTATCATTTATTTTATCCTTACTTGTATTTAGTTGTAAAACTTCTTTCGCTAAAGAATTTCTTTTAAAACCAACTTTTTCGGCATTTGATAAATTAAACGTATTTTTAATGTATGGTATTATTTCCGAAATACTAGCCCCTTCACCTGTATTATTTGAATTCATTGAATCTTGTTTAGCCATTTTTACATCTCGTAATCCTAAAGAAAATATTGTTTGGAAAAAGCAATCACTTTCGGGTCTATTTGCTAGATTACGATAATTCATAAATTGCTCTACATCGTTGTAATTCACCTGGACCATCACTTTTTTACTATCGCCGAATTTATCCAATAAATGTATGGTGCTTTTGTTATTCGCAAAATAACGCTTCGCATAAATTGAACGAGGTGTTTTTGTCTCACTTGACGCCTTCTTCTTTTCACTTGACGCCTTCTTCTTTTCACTTGACGCCTTCTTCTTTTCACTTGATGCCTTCTTCTTTTCACTTGATTTTCTTGTTTTCTTAGTTGTATTATTATCTACACAATCCCCCGTTTTATTTCTACGATAACCCTTCGGACATCTTTTTGTGTTATTTTTAGGAATTTCCACATTTGGTTCGTTGGTATTTTTTTCAACGCAATTCCCATTTTTATCCTTCCTTGAACCTTTCGGACACCTTGTAGTTGGCATTTAATATATAATTACATTATTTTAATAAAAATATGGAATGTAATCGTATACGTGAATATAATAATAATTTATTTCAATTATTATTATATGAACGAAAATACACCAAATTTACCTGTTACCGTTCCACCACCTTCTTCTATGAGAGTATCAAATTGTGTTTCAAAGTGTAGAATTTCTACAGCATATACAACACTTTTTACAAATGGTTCAATAAATAATCATTCTACATTTAACATAAACAATACGTCAATAAATTTTGATTATATACTTTTATATTCTTCCGAACAAGATACAAATAGTAATATTAATACAATCAATATTAATCAATTATCAACTTATTATCTATCTGAAATAAGAGTGTATTCACCACCGATTAATAAATATACAAATCAAGAAACAATGATTGATTCGGAAATCGTTTTTATACATAAACTAAGAGTTACTTCGTATATTAACAATTCCGCAACAGATGAAATACCCAGCACGGTTGTATTTTTTATTCCATCAAATATAAAAATAAATGATGGAGATTCAAGAGACTATACAATCGCATCTTTAATTGACGATACTACTTCTTATGAACCATTTAAATTAAAAGTCCAAGACCTTTTACCAAGAAAATCCAAGTTTTATTCATATATGTCTACTATTCCCATAACAAATACTGGAACATTAACTGAAGCAAAATTCATACCTTGTTTATCATTGATTTTTGATATTACTCCTATATCTGTATTAGGAATTAATCGTTCTATTATTTCGCAAATCGCAAATAGTATTAATAAAGATGCTGTAAAAATGTGCCCTTCTGGTTCTGTTTGTAGTATAACAAATATAAACTATGCCCCTATGGGATTAAATCCAAATACAAATAATTATTATTTATCATGTGGAGATGTTTCTCCACAAAATAATCCAACGCCAACATCATCTAGTAATTTATTCAAAAAGTATAATATTACAATTGATACAGTTTATACAATGTTTACTACACTTGTAGGAGGGTTTATTGCTATTATTTTGTTATGGATAGTAGGTGGAATTATTATTGGGTTTATGAAATCATCGTTTGAATAAAGGACCGTTAAATTTGTCTATTATAAATACAATATCATCAAATCTGTTTTTATTTTTCCTTAAATTAAATGCTTTAACATATGGCTTTAATTCATCTGGAACTGCGTCCTTAAGCGTATAAAGCCAGTTTAACTCTTTAACATCTTCAATTATTAATATACCGTCATCTGTCATTATTTGAGAATATAACTTTATAAATTGTACCATACTTTCTATCGTATGTGGTCCATCATCTATCATAACATCACACCGTATATTTTGGTTTAAAAAATGGGTTGTAAAAAATTCTTCATCGTATGCGTCTTGTGATGTATACAAAATAATATTATCAATGTTTTTAATTTCACTCCAGACATCGCATTCATCCATAACATCTAATCCATATACAGTTGCGTTCGTAAAATAATCACTCCATAACTTTATACTTCCACCCTGAAATATTCCCACCTCTAATACATTTCTGGCAGTTTCTTTTTTACCTTCCAATAACTTTTGATATAGTGGTAAATATGAATGACACGTATTTTTATCTGTTCTTGAATTGTCAACAATTTCTTCTAAACTCATTATATATATATAACAAAACAAATAAACCAAACAAATTAAACTGGAGCCGCATTACCATCACTTTCTAGCATTGGTCTATATGATGCCTTTAACATCTGATTGTTTGTAGAGCATAATGGAGCCATTTGTTCCACTACATCTTGTTCTAATGTTCTTGGAATTTCTTTTAGTGTATTATCGGGGCAATAAATTAATGTAGTATCTACTGGAAATTGTGCTAATGATTTTAATCCTTGTTGGTAAGATGTATTCACGTATTGTTTTGATCTAATAATTAATTCATATATAACAATAAGTAATAAAACGCTTACTATTGGATTCGCATACATAAAAAATAGGATAGCTATAAATAGTAAAACAAATTTACCAATCATTGTATTTACACCATTTGCTATGAAAAGAGGTGTTTTTGTACCTATTAATAAATACACTACAAATAAAAGGCTTAATATAATATCTCCGCTTTTAAAATTCATCATATAATTTTATCTAGAAAATAAATTATTTACTATTCGTTTCTATATCTTTAAAATCAAAATGAACTAAGAAATTTACAACCATAATAAAAGGGAATATATATTAATATATAAGTAAGGCATAAAATGTCACGAAATTATTTGGGAAATCAAGGATATACTATATACAAAAGTGATTATAGTTCCGAAATGATAAAAAAAATAAAAAAAGATTTGAAGATTACACCTGTTTCACAAATGGGTGGAAGAATGGGTGGAAATTCATTTCAAGTTTCGTATCCTTCTTATCGTGAAAGTGAAAATAAATTATATTTACCCAGATTTTATGGAATAAAAAGTTTATCTATACCATCTTATTCAAAACTTCATATAGGTATGGATATTGATATTCCATTTGAAGGAGAACTACGACCTATTCAACAAACAATTGTAAATGCTTATATTCAATCTGTTGAAAAACAATCGGTTGATTGTGGTTTTGTTGGGGGAGGTGGATTACTTGAATTAGAATGTGGTGGTGGGAAAACTGTATGTGGATTAAATATTATTTCTTTATTAAAAAAGAAAACATTAATTATAGTCCAAAAAGAATTCTTAGTTAATCAATGGATTGAAAGAATTCAACAATTTTTACCTACGGCACGTGTTGGAAAAATACAAGCATCTACAATTGATGTAGATAACAAGGATATTGTTATTGGTATGTTACAATCTCTTTCTATGAAAACATATTCTGACGAATTATTTCATTCATTTGGTTTAACAATTATAGATGAAGTTCATCATATTTCAAGTGAGGTTTTTTCAAAAGCATTATTTAAAATTGTTACTCCGTATATGTTAGGGCTTTCCGCAACAATGGAAAGAAAAGATGGAACTACCTACGTATTTAAAATGTTCTTAGGTGAAATTGTATATAAAACTGTCAATACAGAAACTAGAGACGTGGAAGTTCGTTCAATACAATATTATGACGATGATCCAAATTTTAATTCTGTAAAAACCGATTATAAAGGCAATGTTTTACATAGCACATTAATAAGTAAATTATGCGAATATATTCCGCGCAGTGATTTTATTTTACAAATTGTAAAAGATATTCTTGAAGAAAACCCAAAACGTCAAATTATGTGTATAGCACATAACAGAAATGTATTGGAATATTTTTATAATGAAATTATTCGTCAAAATATAGCAACAGTTGGTAAATACTTAGGAGGAATGAAACAAGATAAGCTAAAAGAAACAGAAACAAAACAAATTGTTATTGCTACATATAGCATGGCATCGGAAGCACTTGATATTAAAACCTTAAATTGTTTAGTTATGATTACCCCTAAAACAGATATCGTTCAATCTGTTGGAAGAATACTAAGAGAAAAACACGAATTTCCTGCCCTTGTCGTTGATATTGTAGATTGTCATCGTCCATTAGTAAATCAATTTAATAAAAGAAAATCATATTATAAAAAAGAAAATTATACAGTCCAATATTTAGGATGGGGTAAATCAGAACCAATTTATTTACACGTCCCTTCTTCCTGTAATTCAAAAAAGAAATCAAAAAGAATAGTATGTGATATATTTGATGGTGGTGAAATAAATGAATTTGATTTACAACCCAGGAAATGTTTAATACCCATTAATAATGATTAAAATTATTCGGCTAATGATAACGGGCACCATTTTTTAAATCTTATATTATACACGCATATCATTTTTAGTTTTAATTCTGTATCAACCATCATTCGTTTTGATATATTATTATCTTCGTCGTCACTTTCTTCTAGTTCATCTAATTCATATTCTATTTTCATATTTCTAAAAAGAGAACCGAGAAATAAACTTGTCTTTAATGTTTGGACTGAAGCTATACCAATATATGTCTTTTCATCTTGTGAAAATAAATGATAAATGTCTATAATTGGGTCGGCTTTAACATAAAATGTTTCCATACGTTCTGGCTGTAAGTCATTTATATTTACACATTCTTTTTTTGTATTCAATGGATAATAAAAGTATGTATGAATTTTACTCGTTAATGGTAATGAATAATCTTTTTCTTCTTCAAAATGAAATCGGATAGAATGTATTTTATAAGAAATGTGTGGTAATAAATCATACATTTCTTTCCAATTAGTTCTCATAAAGGGAAATCCAATAATAAAGGATGATGTATATAAATCAAATGGTTGTATTTCATCTCGTAACATATCTCTACATAATGTCATTTTTGATTCCATAGACATTTGATTTGTATTTTTATAGTTGTATAGATATATATCTTCTATTGTAAAATAGACGTGTGGTCTTTCTTCTATATAATAAAGAGTTCCATATAACACCGTCCCTATATTTATGTATGAAAATGAATTATCTATGGTAACGTTATCAAATGATTTTCCATCTTTTGATAAAGTTAAAATATAACAATATTCTGGTGAAAACCATACCAGACTTTTTACTCCCATCGGTATAGCCATACATAAAGTAATTTTTTCCATTGGTTTATCTAAAATTGCTTCCACACATACTGGAACTTCTGGAAATGTATTCATTCTGTAATTGTAATATAATTATTCTTTTTAGTTGATAATTATTTCAATTTTATTTATAATTCAACCTGACTTTCTTTTTCTAATTTCTTAGAAAGATATTGTATTTGGATGTTTTGATTTTGTAGGTAATACATAAATAATTGAGGAAACATAGATAATGAATTCATATAAGTTGTATATTTTAAAGAAAGTATATTTGATTGTTTTGAGAATTGAAATGAATAACACCAATAAGGTGGTATGTATATACATTTATTTGTTTTCAAAATTACTTCCAATGATTTTACTTTATCAAAGGAAGGAATATATTTATCTTGAATATTCCAAGGGTTCATAGGAGATGAAAATTCAAATGTCTCGTAATTATTGTATAATTGTAGATATTTGAAATTCTTAGGCGGTATTAATTTTACCTTCACCTCTCCTTGTGTAACAATGAAAAAATTACGATAACATAATTCATATTTTAGTGTAGTTGATGCGTTCTCAGAACCAAATAAGATATCATAATAAGAATTGTTGATAGAAACTGGGCGAAATAATTCATCATAATATTCTATATTTTTATGAATTCCAGTTTCACTAAGAAACTCTTGATTATTATAACTAATATATTTTCCTTCCTTATCTTGTAAAAATAAATCCTCAGCTTTTTTCATATTTAATGGAACCATATCTGTCTCGTTACTTGTGCCCTTTATCTTTACATCAAATGCCCCATATACTTTTGTAACATATTCTAACGTAGATGTTTTACATAAATTTAATTCACTATCTGTTATGTCAAATATAACAGGTTGTCTTATATCGCATATTTCTTCTAATTTGTCTTTACATACATCACTTATTTCATAAATTTCTAATTCATTGCCAACTTTATAATGAAACAAAATATGTACGTAGAAAAATAATACAACCATAAAAATAAATATACAGAGAAAATAATTTATAATAGTCATAACATATTTTTGTAAAAAAACATTACCGTCTATCCGCATCATTCATCATTCTCATCATTTACTTCTTTTACTATAATCATCTTAGATTTTACAACACTTGGAAGTGCTGGGCGAATAAGTTCCAAAATCATTTTCATTGCTCTATTTACATCATACAAATAACATTTATCCAACATTGTTGTTGAATATTTAACTGTAACAATTTGTATAAAAAGAGATACTATTTTTTTATATTTAGGTGTCTGACTTATTTTTAAACTATCTGTATGAACGTGAAAATTAATATTCTCTTGGGCTGATAATAAATTATCTATTTTATCAAATATATAATTTATTACTGTTGAATTTCGCGTATCTTCATCTCCTTGTATTTCAAGCAATCTAATTGGATAGATATGTAGGTTATTACTATCTATTAGACACATACTTTCAAGAATATTATCTATTTCGTCCATAATATTTACTATATCTACACTATTATTTATATAACTTTATAATGATATTATAAATCAGTTGATTCCTCTTCTTCCTCATTATCTTCATCTGTAGAAATGGTTACAGATTGTTCCGATGGTTGAGTTGAACTATTTTGAAATACATCCACTGTATCATCTTGTAGTTGCGAAGGTTGAATAATTAAATCATTATGATCTATACTAGTTCCATCTACAAGCATTTGAATATTTACTTTCATTTCTTCTAATTGACTATGAAGGTCGGTTGTTCTTTCAAATAATAATCCGACACCTTGTTCCAAACTACTCAATCTTTCATTAATACTTTCAATTATTTCAGCACTTACATTATCACCATCTACATCACTACCTCCTACTGAACCATTCATAGCTGAATGAAATCCAGGCGTAGATGTCATTTCCTCCAATTTCGCCAATCTAAGAGTAATTAAAGTAATAGCATCTTTCATCTGAATTTTTCCGTGATGAATAACTTGAGGAGCTCCATCCATTTGTTCCATATGTGGTTGAGAACCGAAGTGACTTTTTTGTTGAAATTGTCTTGATGGTGTTTGAGGTTGTTGATATCCTTGGGTAACAATAGGTTGTTGCCAACTCACCTGTGGTGGTCCTTGTGAATATTCTGGTATTCCTCTACCATAACTAGATTGCGGGGCCTGACGAATTTGTTGTGGTGCTAGTTGATGCCCAGCGGCGGGTTGTCTTGCGGTAGTGGTATTTGCGTTAGTTAATTTAGTGACTCTTGATTTCATTGCGTGATAAATATATCTGTATATATTTTTTAAATCTTTTAATAGTTCAAATATTTAGTTCTCGGCTTTACTATTATAAAAATAAAAAAATGATCTGAAATAATTTTACACTAGTAAAAATAATATAGGTGCTTGAAAATGAAGGAAGAACAAACGATTGCGAAAATCACGAAGGATTCGTTCAAGAAAAGGGAATTACGGTTTGCTCGTATTGAAACTCTAGAAAAATCTAAAGAAGACTTACTAAAAAGTTTAGAAATAAAACGTAAATGTATTGAACCTCATACTCGGTTCCGTGACACTTGTCATTCTATACCCATAAAAGAGTTATACTTTCACCCCATTGTTTTGTCAATGCTAAAAAATAATACATTAAAAATATTCCAATTATCTCAAGATGGTTTAAGGTGGGAACCCTGGAATTATATTCCAGAAGAATATAATAATAGACTTGAAAGAGGTGAATTGTTCTTTTATGAACCTGTGAAAAAGCATATTGTTTTATTTGTTGAAACTTATAACAGACACGTAATAAAACCTATTATGAAAAAAATACAGGCAATTGATAGACGTATAGAAGCTTCACAACGAGAAATTTCAGCGATTCAATCCAAAGAATTACATAAAATTTCCATTGAAGAGGCATTCTTACATAGAAAATATGTATCAATCTTCAGAGAAATGAATATGTCAATTTATTCTCTTGCTCAATGCATTGATTATGTAGTTACAAATAAAAAGTTTATTTGTTCTCAACATCTCAACGAGTGTATTCATATGATGAGACAGTTCAATGAAGAACGTATGGTTGCGTGGATATCAAAGGGAATGGATGAAAAATATGATAAATCAGTTACTTTAACCAATACATATAGATTACTTCCTCGCGTGTTTAGTCTTATCATGCGTTTGGAAAAACAAGTTAAAACTCGTCTGAGAAGAAATACTATATATGTGCGTCCAGCATTTATTTCCTCTTTTGTAAAGGAAATAAATTTATTTAAAAAAAATTATAACAAAGTTTGGTTATCATTTTATACATCTAGTATTCCTTATATATTAGAACAAATGAATTTTAGTGATATTCTTATTCAACATATTTATGAATATGTCTATGGTGAAGATAAACCCATTGAATATTCTTACAAAAGACCAACTAGATCACCACAATCCAGAACCTTGACTGCCTAATAATTCATTCGCAGCCATAATTTGATTACCTTCAATATAACTTGGAGAATTTGCTCCAATTAACTGTGTTGGGTTATTTTGATACATCGCATTAAAGTTAGGGTCTTCTTGTTGGGGTGTATATTGAGATGTTGTGTTGGGTAAATTATTAATTAAACTAGTATCACTATACGATTGTTGTTGCTGCTGTTGGGATTGAATAGAAACATTTGAATTAGATATTGGTTGTGATACTTTTACATTTGTTTTTTTTGCTTTTTTATCATTGGAAGAATTTCCTCCATTCCATGCCGTAGATAATCTATCCAATAAAATATTTACCTTATTAGATATTTTTGTATTCATACTTAAAATAATAAACATAAATGATAAAGATTGTAATACAATTGTAGGATATTCAATTTCAGAATACGGTTTAATGTATAGTATTGTCTTGTTGGTAAAGTAAAATCCCATAAAGAATATAGTTATTTCTGCTAATATTTCACCCGTTATTTCAATTGAACCTTTTTGACTATCAACGTCAGGAATAATTCTTTCTATTAATTTAATTATCACTATGAGTGGTATAATAGAAAGAAACGTATATTGAAGAATATTTAACATTTCACCACGATGTTCTTCGTCAAAATTAAATACGTGTTGAATAAATCCATCGTTTGTTTTCTTATCGTCCATTTTAAATCTATTATGTTTTATAAAAAGAAATTAAATTCATCTGTATATTATACATATTATACAGATGAATACAAAAATCATCAATTCGTTAATTACCGATATAAAAAAAAGGAATAAAATAAACGATGACTTAACCACATACGTTTTTATCCAAAATGTATGTGATTTAAAAATAGGGTCTCATATAAGAATGATTGATTTAACTAAATCACCTTATACTTTACAGGGTGTTGTAAATTTAATTAACGTTACCATAGAAGATACTCATATTAATATTACTTGTAAAACATTCGCAAATAGATATTTTAAAAAAAGATATGATGATTTAGTTATTTTTAAAAAAATGGTAAGTATTTAAGTTTTAAACTTCCTGAACCTCTTCAACATCTTTATATTCTCCATATTCTATATCATTTTCTTGGCTATTTCCATAAGTATATTCGTATAAATTATCATAAGGGTTATATGCTATTCCTAAATTGTGAAGACTTTCATCTCCTTCCAATTCAATAAAATCAATATATTGACTATCATTTTCTGAATTAGTTGCTTCATCATCATACTTATCCGCCTTTCCTTCTTCCATTAACATTAATGCCATTGCGGCATAATTATGTAAATCAATCATTGTATCCGATAAACCTTCATCTTCAACTAAATTAATATTATTCATTGTTATGGATAATGCTCGTTGTATTTTATCCTGTATTCTTATCAATACTCCTATAACTCCATATTTGGCAAATGCGTCACCATAATCAGCATTTTTTTTTGTAAATAAATCCAATGCCTTTGATTGAATTTCCATCATCTGTGTTACTCTATCCCCCATATAATATTTTTATAAATCAAATACTTTTTATGTTTTATTTTGATAAAGATTGTATTGCTACATTCAAATTATCCATTTTTTTATCTAAAACATCAATATGTTCTACTATCGCATTTAATATCGTGAAAATTTTCTCTAATTTATCATCCTTATTTTCACGAATATTTAATTGTTCTGGAGGGTCATTTTCATTGTAATTGTATACAATTGTATTTCCAATACTCACTTTTTGTTTATTTGTTTCATTCATTATAAAGTCATCATCTTCATTAAATACATTTAAATCTGCTAACACATCACTTATTTTGATTAATTTCACACTTTCAATTTTATCTTCGGGATTATACAATTTTTGTATTTCAGTCAATTCATTGTCACGTTCTTTTAATTTTTGTTGAATTAAAATATCTAATTCTTCAGTGCTAACTTCAGATGTATCTAAGAAAGATGGTTGTGGTGGCACTTTTAACGCATATTCATTCTTATATTCTACTAATGGAGTTGTATTACCCTCTTTTTTATCATAAATACCAATCGTTGATGACTGATGACTCATATGTAATAAAAAGGATTTATTCAAGTTCATAATATCCATTGAAGATGTATCAGGATTATTATCATAAAATACTTTTGCGTAATTTGTCAAAGTATTTCTTGATATTTTCATATCTTCGCATACTTCAAGTAACAAATCTATATTTTCTCGTCCTAAAAATTCCATAATAAAATAATATGAATAAAATCTTTAACCGTTTTGAAAAAATACACTACGTAATTCGTATATATCCTCATCTGGATATCTCTCTTTTTTTAATTCATAAATATTTTTTGTATCTTGTAATAAAGTAGTTATTACAAATAAACAATAAACCCCACATTCATTATTCTTACGCTGATGTTGTAATTTATTTATTTCAACGCGAAAATGTATCGGTGGCGACAATTCATTCCCTTGTTTTACTATGTTATCAACTAATTTTTTTATTTGCGAAGGCATTTTATTTCCAACACTATCAAAATAAAATATATACTTTTGTTTTATATTAATAAAAAGACAAACCCAATGAGACCCACCTTGTGTGTGTTTATCTAAATTAAATACAATCCCTATTTTTGATTTTCGTTCATCTATGTATTTTTTTAATTTGAAATTTGCTATTTTATTACATACAAACCCAGAACCATTTGTGCTATCATAATCTATTGGTGTGGGTCCTAAGAAATAAAAACAATAATAGAGTTTTTCATATTGTTTTAATACATTTGCTATGTCAATATTAGATAACCATTCATTTTTATCTTCATATGTTGGTTTAGGTGGAGCAAAAAGATTATTATTATTATTATTATTATTATTTATCCAACATTCTTCATTATCACATAACTGACCGATTTTCATTTGATATTCTTTCCATATTTCCATTGGTATGGTTGTACGAATTGGATTATCTGGATGTTTTTTATTCCACATTTCTTTGATTTTTTCTAACATATCATTTGTATAACAACTAAAACTATTTACATCACCTTTTTTTCTAGGACCACAAATACGCTTTTTGTATGAAATTCCAGTATATGGTAATTGAACTATATTATCTTTGTATGCTAACAATGCTCTATTTGTATGAGATTTTATTTTTTTATTTGGTTTATGGAACTTCTTTTTCGTCTGGTTCATATAAAATAGACATATTATTATTCTTAGTTATACCTTTCAACCTGAATGAATTATCACGGAGATTATATTGTCTTTGTTGAGGTAATAAGTTTTCAATTTCATCTTCAATAATATGAAATGTTCCATTTGACGAGGGGGTAGTGTTGGATTGATAAAATTTCATATCTATCGCATTTGTATTTTCTAATGGTTCTGTTAAATTATCGTTTTCATCAGTTGGTTCATTCTTTGTTTCAATTAACTCTTTTTGAATTATTTCATTTCTATCTTCACGTTTGAAAAAGAGAATACTTTCTTCAATAAATTTATTTCCTAATTCTATCAAATCATTAGGAATATTATTTGTATTTGTTATATTCGTTGGACATTGTTTATTTATTAACAACGTTTTATAAATATTCAATAATCTTTTATTATAAAATTTATAATCTTTTAAAGATAATACATTTTTTTGAGTTGTTGGTAACTCTTTATCTACGCAATGTATTTTATATTTACGGTTATACATAAAAGAGGAGAATACAGATAACATCTCTTCATTTTTTACGGTATCCATATAAATTATATGTAAAATATAATACAATCTTATTATATGGGTATTTATCATTTGTTATATGAAACAAATAATTTTATTTTCAATATAGCGATAACAATTATATGGATATTAATATTTTTATCCTTTGTTAATTTTTACAGCGAAAAAACAAAGGCGATTTTATCAATTGTATCATATTATATAAGAATTTATGTATGTATTTTTTTAATTGTAAGGTTTAACCCTTTCTACTCTATTTTTACAAAAAAGAAATTTGTATTCACTGACTTAGACCGTAAAATAGCTTATAGCTCTGGTATTACAATTCTAACAACAGATATAAATTTGATACAAACAATATCAGATTTATTTAATAAATTTAATATGAAATCATAATATAATGGACCAAATACAGTTGAAACATAACCAAATAAATAATGAAATAATGAAACGAAATGTTCCCTCTCAGCCACTTCAACCTTATTTTAGTATTCCTGGTGTAAATACTCGCTATGTCGTTCAGCCAAAATATGATTTTGCGTCGCCACCTTGTATATTACCTAAGAAAGACAATGGAGATGGATTGGGATTATACAATAATCAACACTCTACTTATGATACAAATACACACTTCTACCCTGGGAACCGATTAGCCCCATTTTCTGGGTTTTCAAGTAATGTCAACACAGAGTCTCAACTACGAAATCAACACATTAAATTATCTAAGACAGATAATAATGTATATGTCCCACATAGTAAAAGTAATTTATATAATTTTAATATGACGACAAGTAAATTGGAAGGTCCGTCTAGTAGTTTAAATCCTCATTTTTTACTATTTCAAGACTACGATAAAGTATGTGCTAACGGTAGTCCTTCTTCCCAGTCATCAAATATGGGAAATTGTATGTTTAACAATCATTCAAGATTAAATAAATAATATTATTCAGAATAGTCTGTTATTAAATTATCTTTCACATTGGATTGAAATGATAATACGCAACTTTCTAACTTACCATTCTTATGTTTTTTTCTCAATTCAATTACCATATCTTTTTCATTATATAAAAGTAATTTGATTTTCTCTTTTGCTACATTTTCTCTTTCATCCTGTGTATGTTCATTCAACCATCGTGTATATTTTTTGAGAGTTTCACTCCCTAATTCAGATTTCAAATCGTCAAATTTATCTATTAAAAATGCTTCTGCCGTTTCATAAATATCATTAATAAGTTCATCTTTTCGTTTCATTTCCCATTTAATTCCATTGAAAAAACACGCATATCTATCTTTTACATTCGGTAAATATACATTACAATTTTCAGGCACGTCTTTGTTAAAATATGTAAGCTTGGCGAACTCTGGTATTGACCCAAAGCATCTATTAAAAAGATATATTAATTGTTTTTTTGTTATATGGTCCATAGTTTCTTCCCCAAATTTATAAATGAATGTATTGTTTGTAATATTTTGAGTTAAATTACCATTCAAAATATTTGTATTATTTTTATTTGACGTTTTAATTTCCCTTCTTATTGATTTTAATTCTTCTTTTAACAATTGTATTTCAGTTGAATGAGATTGTTCGCATTTATTCTCGTGTCGTATCTTATTATATTTTGTAGAAAACATCTTACTACAGTAGCCACACTTGACATCATTTGGTATTCGGACTTTACATCTATTCATTCTTATATGTTTATCATAATTTGACCTATTTTTGTAATCTCTCAAACATACATCGCATTTTATAGATGAGTTCATATAAATTGAATATATAAATATATTTAAATTATTGGATATGGTTTCTATTTTTACCCGTATAGCTATACATTCTGTATTAATTAGTTTAGAGATTATGTTTTTTCCACACTTCAAAAAAATTTAAAAAACAGGGACCCCAACCACCTGGTTGGCTATATTCTACATTAAAGTTATTTTCTTTTAATACTTGGTCAATGTAATTCTTGTGACTTATATCGTGATAATCATTTTCCATTATTATTAAATTTATATTATCCAATATTTCAGGCATATCCATTAAAATATAATAAAAAGCACCCTCACAATCTAATACCAATGTATCAAATTCAATATTATACTTATTTTTTAATTCATCCAAAGTGATTGTACTAACCCAATTATACCCATCTTCTAACACTTCACTTGGTTTTGTATCCCAACCTAGTTGAATTAATTTTCTATTTGATAATGCGGAATTTTCTATATGAAACTGTAAATTATTTATATTTCTATTATTCTGTAACTTAGTTGCTGAATCGTTATCACATTCTAATGTAACGAGGTTTGTATCATCATCTAAAATAGAAGCTATAACTAATGAATTTCTTCCTATGTTTCCTCCAATCTCTAAAATTTTTTCATCCCCATTTAAATACATAACTGCCATTTTTTGTTCTGGTAATTCTTCTTGTAAACTACCATATCTTATAATTAATTTAGAGTGTATATTTGATAATTTATTGTTAATTTCAAAACCATTTATGGCGGTTATTTTATTATCTATTAAATCTATTTTTACAAATACATTTTCATTATATTCAAATAACTCATCATTTATTGATATGAAAATACTTTTATGAATTCCATATAAAGGATCCGAAAAATAACTTGCTCTATTTGCGTCACCACTAGGAATTGTAATAACGTTGTTATTTGTTAATGATGCCAAACAAATATCGGTAACATCAATAAAATTAGTAGAAATCCCATAATATACTCGCATTTTATTATATAACTCTGTATATTTAATATATAACTTATTTTTGTTATTTATTTTTATAAAAACTCTGAAACAAAGTTAGGGCCAGAATTATCATTTTTGAAAATTTTGGCCCTAGCATCACAAGAAATTTTATAAAGAAATATTATGTTACTTATTAAGCTAACAAATT